TAGATATGGAACTAAGTGGGCAGGGGCCTTTCTCTAAGAGAAGCAGTTGGCTATATGCAAATGATGTTGACCCGCAATGGGTATGGAATTGTCCAGTAGATCAACTATGGGATAAATCCTGCGAGCTATCAGCAAGCAGTGCTATTAACACTTGGTTATAGCAGTCAATCATAATACACAGCCTCTAATTTAATAGGATTGCTACCTGTTGCATGACCTGCAACTTTTGTAGAACAATCTCCACCTATGCCTTTTAACAATGCTCTTTCTAATTTTGCCTGTTCATATGTAAGTTTATGATTTGTTTTGCTAACAATTTCGTTTGTCGTTACATCATCTTTGCGTGTTTGTAATGCAATAATACCTTGCCCAACTGCTGGGACAATAGGTAACCTAATGTAATCTCTTTTAATTTGTAATGCATCTAGTCCTGCTTCTGCAAGTACAATAGCATCATATTCTCCTGAATCTAGTTTAGTAAGTCTAGTATCTATATTACCTCTAATAGGTTTAATCTGTATATTTTGATTAGCATATAGTTCTTCTAGTTGTGCTTTACGCCTAGGACTGCTAGTACCTAATGTAAAGCCATCAAACACATTACCTATAAGAACATCATGCGGTCTATTACGTTCTAACACTGCACATATATGTAAGTCTGGATGTTCTACATCTCCGGGCATATCTTTTAAACTATGAACAGCAACATCAATAATATCTTGTGCAAGTGCATATTCAATAGCATTGCAGAACACACCCTTGCCACCTATCTCGTGTATTGGAGTATCAGGAAACAAGTCTCCGTCTGTTTTAATGATTTCTATTTTAGTATCACAAGAAAGCTCATTGCACACACGTTCTGCATATGCTAATGCTAGTTTACTTCCCCTAACACCAATTCTTAAAATCATTTGTTGAGCTCTTTAATTTTAAGTTGATAATCATACATACTGTTATGTCCATTAAATTTTATAAGACAGTCTGTTATGGTATAGTTCTTCCATTGTACTGTTTGACCTGATGGGTATGTAACTTCATAAGTTCTTTGAACTGGGTTGACTGCTTCGTAACTAGGATAACCTTTTTCAAATACTGGTCCATTGTTATTCATTTGCATCAACATACTCAACATCATCTATATCCCAGATGCTATCGAAGCCTACACGAAATGTTTTACGAGCTTTTGTATCGTATACTTCTACAAGTTTGCTGTTACTATCACGCACTTGTATAACACCAAATCCTTCATACTCTCCTGGGCCTGCCAATGGTGTGTCTGATAGCCCTGGCGGGCGACCGTGGGTGTCTAACATTGTAGTTACTTTAAACTTACACCCGTAACTCTTTCCTGTTTCGATATCTTCAATTTTATACATTACTTTTTCCTTGTTGCTGTTTTAGCTCTTGATATAATTTGAGTAGGTGTAAGCCCTCCCGGAGATAGTTTGCCTACTCTACAAGCAAATAGATGTTTCTTGCCTGTGTTAGATATTAGTACAGGTTGTCCTTCTTTGTCGAGTTCAATGTCAACTACTTTGATAGGAACGTTCTTCCAACGTCCGACCATAATAGTGTCTCCAACATTTATATCAACAGTGAACTTCTTCATTTATGCCAAGCCCAACACTTATCATACGTTGCTAATGGAGTAGTCACATTGTTCTTGTGTCGATGCTCGTGAACAATCATTTGAATGATCGTTGTGTCATAATCGTGGCCCATGAACAATCCGCCCTGTTTTACTTTAGGATACCATACATCTAACTCTTTCTCTGCTTGTTCTTTGCTGTAATAGGTATCAATAAAGATAAAGTCTAGGCTTTCATCATCAAACTTCTCTGCTGCCTCGGTACTGTCCATTTCTAGTACTTCAGCCTTGTGATTATTTGCACAGTATTTGATAGCGTGGTAAGCCATAAACTTACTGTATTCAATTTCTCTGTCAGTGCTGGCTCCGTTAGGTGTGCCGTCATACGGATCTTTAATGTAATCAACATAAGGTTGCCAATTATCTACACCATACAGTTTTTTAATGTTAGGTACACATTGTAACAAAGTGCAGAAGCTCTCCGCACGATAGATACCAAGTTCAACTCCAACAAGATCCTTGCCTTGTAGTGCAATAGTGTTTACAAGGCTTTTTATATCACATTGAATATTAGCAAAGTTTATTAACTTACTATCCATGTTAGATTTTCTCACCTGCTATAAAGCCTCTGAATCTTAAGAACCTTGGAAAACGTAAACTGTATGTTCCGTCTTGGTTCTGTGTAACTGCATCAGCTCTTACCTCTACAACTTGACCTGGGATATTAGCGCGACCAGTCCAAAACTCATCACGATTAGCATCACTAAAGCCACTACCGACATTAACATTAATTTTCTTTCCGTCATCAATACCTTCACAAACGAATGCACCAAGTTTTCCTTCGTTTCGTCCTGTTCCTTCTTCAACATCTTTAACCTCCAATGAAACCTCAATAAACGGTTTCATCTTAAGCCACGCAGTCGATCTCTTACATTGATACACACTATCAATGTCCTTAATCATAATACCTTCGTAGCCTTCTTCAACCATCTTCTTATTATAGTCTTTGAACTCAACTTCACCAACCATAGTATCTAGATCCACTTCTGTTTGTGGAACAATCTCAATACATTTTGTGTCAGCAAATATATTCTTAAACGTTTCAAGCATCTTGCTTCTACGTCTTTGTCCTTGTACACTTTCACCCTTCTTCCATTCTACTAATGGAATAATATCAAACAGGGCAAGTCTAGCATCTTGTGCTTTTACATCACTCTTTCTATGTACTTGTTTCATAAGATCTTGGAAACTATCACTTACTACTTCACCGTCTAGTACATACGAACGACCAATCTCATCCATATAGTATTCTAATGCTTCTGTAATATGTGAAAAGTTATCCAGGACCTTACCGTTCCTAGTATATTGTGTAACGACTCTACTTTCATAGTCCACTACTGTAATGCATCTGACGCCGTCTAGTTTCGGCTCCAGTAACTTCTTTCCTTTTACCTTTTTCTCATGGTTGGCACTATCGTGGGCTAACATACACTCAAACACAGGAACTTTATACTTTTCCAGTTTAAGTTTCTTTGCAACTTTATTAACTGTCTTTTCACTGACGCCACAACGTAGATCCTTTATAAGGATACGTCTATACCAGCCATTCCATTGTTCTACTGTTGCAACATTCATTGCAAGTTCAATAGCATCTTTGGCTGCATGTCCAGTGAGTTTTCTAGTATACAACGCATTTGCAAGTTCTGTAAATGGTTGCCAAGCAAGTCCTTGTCCACGCTGAGGAGTTTCAACACGCTCTGGTACTTGCTTTACGCCAAACGTATGTAACTTATCTAGTGTCCATGCAAGACCTTCAAAGAACTCGTCTAGTCCTTCCTGCATTGCGTCTTCAATAACTTGCTCTTTTACTAGTCGACTGTTGTCGGCTTCTAGTTTTTTAATAATGTCTTGCGGTTGAGTTCTCATTATGCTGCCTCCACGATATCCATTGCCCATTGGTCCCACGGTTCTGTTTCCGTAGCCTTGAGCAAATTAAATTTTACTGTGTATTTTATATCCAAAACGTCCTCTAACATAGCATCTTTTATAATTGTAAGATGTGCCTTATCGTTAGTATCTATCCATAGTGTGCCGTGCTGCCAGTACATATTGGGAGCAACTGCATTCATTTCACGGAATTGACGATTGATTCTATCGAGTGATCTAGTTTCTAATGCCATAGTTTTTTGCCTTTCTGTTTGCCTAATTATTAAGTATATTATAACAAATTATTCACTGTTTGTCAACCTTTTTATTACAGAATCTATACTGTATATGTTGATATCTGTATCAGCCTTGTACACATGAAAATGATAATCTTCTATAGTTTCTTTTATTTTGGATAGAATTACATCTTCTGGCTCTGCAATCCATTCCGAAAACCCTCTACCTTCAAGCATTATTGCATATCCAAATGTATCTTTTAGTACGCTTTCTAACTTGCTAATTGGATTAGGCTTGCCATACCATAAATGATTGAACGTTGCTATATTACTGTTCGCACTATAACTATTTTGATAGACACCTAGTCTTGTTTTAGCATGATCGAATCCTGTGATACCAATTTTACAATCACCACTACCTAGAGGGTCTTTCATTAAGTATAAGAATTTCATGTTACCACCTACACTGTGCTGTTGGAAGTGTGATACGTCCAACTGTACTATTATATAAGTTTACGATAGAATCGTACACACGCCATTGGTCATGGTCTCTTGGATTAGTAAACCCTTTGGTGTGCAGAGCATTCTCATAGTTGTCCTTGAGTCCTTTTTGTACTGACTCTGGGTCTCCCCATAGTTTGATAAACAGTTTACCTAGTTCATCATCAAAGGCAGCATCAATTGTAAAGCCTTCAACTTCAGCCATCTTGTATAACAATGCCATAGGCCTCCATATCTCTAATTCAGCCGCAGCCTTTGTCCAATGTGTGTTATGGAATTGCAATGCACGTTTGAAATATTTGCCCTTGACTCCGTAGTCGTCAGTCATTTCAAAGATAGTTTGTCCACTTTTAATCTGACTGAATGCATTCGGAGTGTTAGCATTACGTTTAGGACTGAACCCTGTAGCAGTAAGAACGTTATTCATTTGTACAATTGCACTGTCTTTTGTTTCAAGTAGGATCATAAACTCATCATAAGCATGTAGTTTACGTTTGTTACGACTGTTAATACGTATCATGTTTTGTCCTGCTAACCAAACAGCATACTCTACCTTGTCAGTAAACCCTGCTTCAGTTACAGTTTCAGCAGTAATCATATTTGTATCGATATACCACATAGGGTATGTAGTATACTTTTGTCTAAACATTTCTTGTGATGTATGATGTCCGTCCCACAGCATGTACATACCATCTACTAGTATAGCAGTTGGCAACAGCACCGCAGTATGTTCGTAGTCTTGTTCAATCTTATATAAATGGTTAGGTGCAACATCTCGTTGGAACCTAGGCCACAAATACATATCTTCCCAATCAATCCAACCAAACTTTACAATACCTTCTTTAGGATCGTATGGGTCTTGGACTTCAGGCTTCTTGTCAGGACCAAGTACAATATCAATTGCTTCTGCAATATCATCAAGTGGTATAATACCACGAGGGTAGTTGTCCGACATAGTACGCAAATCAATTGCGTCATCTTTCATTTCGAATGGAATTTTAAATTTTGCCAGGTACTTGTTGATTTCTGTCTGGCGATTATAGGGTGTAAGTTTTTGCTTTAATGGGTTTGCCATTTTACTTCTCCAATTGTGTGCCTGTGTAACAAATTACTAGGGCATCAGTTATGCACGACTGCTTGACGAATCAATGGGTCAATGCTTCATTGTTCTTACAGTATATACTCACATTATATTAGTGTCAACTATTTTTTTGATAAAATATAACTGTAAAAGGATTTATTAGTTCAAAATAAGAATTGACAATTGTATAATAATAAATTATAATAGCATTATGATTAACGAAAAGGAACAAACAAATATGGCACTAGTACCAATGGTAGTTGAAACTACTCAAAAAGGCGAAAGAGCTTTTGACATTTATAGTAGACTACTGAAAGAAAGAATTATTATGCTGAATGGTCCAGTTGAAGATCATATGGCTAACCTTATTGTAGCACAGTTATTGTTTTTAGAAAGCGAAAATCCTAATAAACAAATTAGTTTATTCATTAACAGCCCAGGCGGAGTTGTTACAGCAGGCATGTGCATCTACGATACAATGCAATTTATTAAACCCGAAGTCGCAACATTTGTTATGGGACAAGCATGTTCTATGGGATCTTTGTTAGCTCAAGCAGGTGCACCAGGAAAGAGATATATGTTACCTAATGCTAGACATATGATACATCAACCTAGTGGTGGAGCAAGAGGACAGGCAACCGACATGCAGATTCAAGTAGAAGAAATTCTTAAAATGAAAAAAGAACTTACTGCTATCTATGAAAAGCATAATAGCAAAGGTAAAACGTTTGACGAACTTGCTGCGGACATGGAGCGTGATAAATTTATGAGTGCAGGGGAAGCACTCGAGTACGGACTAATTGACGAGATAAAAGAAAAGAGAACATAATGAATATATCACCTACAGGAAAGATTGATAAAGATTGGGGTTACGAAATAGTATGGGCATCAAACCAATTTTACTGCGGAAAGATATTAGTATTTGAAAAAGCAGGCGCCGAAACAACTGTTGTTATTCATAAAGACAGAAAGAAGAGTTGGTTTATAAATGCTGGAAGGTTTCAAATAATTTTTACAGATATCAAAACAGGCAAATCTACTGCTGCAATATTAGAAGAAGGTAAAACAGTTGACATTGCTGAAATGAGTCCACACACTGTTAAGTCACTACAAGCAAATTCTATTATATTTGAATCAGGAACTCCTGACAACCTAGATGATATATTTAGGCTTACTCCTGATGATGCTCAAAAGTCTTCTGAAGAGCTAAAATAAGATCCTCAATCATTCCATCATCATGATAAGGTGTAGGAGCAAATCTTAATCGCTCTGTACCTTCTGCAACTGTAGGATAGTTAATTGGTTGAACATAGATACTATGTTCGTTTAATAATCTATCACTCATTGCTTTACACTTCTTAGCATTACCAACAAGCACAGGAACAATATGTGTTGTGCTACATTCCATAACTTCTATACCATTCTTCTGTAAACGATGTTTAAGTTTCCTAGCACGTTCTTGGTGCTTTACTCTTACTTCATTATGATCTTTCAAATACTTTACAGCAGCCAATGCACCTGCACAAGTAACAGGACTCATTGAAGTAGTAAAGATAAAGCCGGACGAGACTGAACGTATAGCATCAATAACTTCTGCATCAGCAGCAATGTATCCGCCCTGGGTTCCAAAGGCCTTTCCAAGTGTGCCATTGATTATATCAATACGGTTTTGTAACCCTAATTTCTCTGTCCAGCCTCCTCCGTGCTCCCCATAAAGTCCAACAGCGTGGACTTCGTCAATATATGTGATTGCTTTATACTTGTCTGCAATGTCACATATCTGTTTCATTGGTGATATATCACCATCCATTGAGTAAACTGATTCAAATACTATGCAAGGTGTCTGCCCTGCAAGTACAGCACTTGCACATAATTCTTCTAGTTGTTCTAAATCGTTGTGTTGCCAAATTATTTTAGGTGCTCTACTGTTTCTTATGCCTTCAATCATACTAGCATGATTGTTACTATCACTTATGTAAACAAGATTCGGTATAATCTTAGGTAATGAAATAAGACTCCATTCGTTAGCAACGTAGGCACTTGTGAATAATAATGCTTTGGCTTTATTGTGTAGTGTTGCTAGTTCGTGTTCAAGAGCTACGTGATAATGACTTGTGCCACCAATATTTCTTGTACCACCACTGCCTGATCCTGTTTGGTCTAATGCTGTATGCATAGCATCTATAACAACTTTATGTTGACCCATACCTAAGTAATCATTACTGCACCAGTTAACTATCTTTTTAATATTGTAAGGACCATACCAGATTGCGCTAGGAAAATCTCCGCGTTCACGGATAATGTCGTTGAAAACTCGATATTTGCCGCTATCTTTTAGGTTTTTTAATAATTCGTTTATCGGTTTTTTGTCTATCATTTGAAATATCTTCTTTAGTATGTAAATATGTTGGATGTCCGTATGCGTTAGTATATGAATATATTCCTAATCTTGCAAGCTCTTCCTCGCATTCGCCATAACTTTTCCACCACTTTTTTATTGCTTTGAACATATATGTATTTAACATAAATAGTAATATAGGAACAGAAACAATGGCAGCAAATGAAACAGAAAGAACCGCTATAGAGTTCAACCAAGATGGCAAGGTAGAAACTATTACGGTTGATCCTGCTACTATGGGAGATGTTCAAGCAGGCATAGAGTTTATCTATCATATGCGAGAACATATATTAGATGTAGGAGTAGCAACAGTATATTTGTTTGTATGTTATGCTGCATACCTATTATTAAAAAAATATATAAAATAAGGGAATACGATGGCAGCCAACGGTATATCAACACAAGCACTAAAGAAAACTAGACAAGATCAAAAACTTGTACTTGCTAATGCTGATAGAGCAGCACGTAATGTAGTAGAAGCAGGGCGTTACGCAGACGTTACAGCAGATGCTACACAACTCCCTACTAGATATCACGCTTCAGACAACAACGGAGCATTAACTGATAACGCTAACACAGGTGGCTTAAAAGAAGGCCGTCCTTACGCTGCTTAAACAGTAATTTAATAAATACATACATAATTAACACAGGAGTATATGTGGCTTTTCTAGTACATAATCTACCGCCCGTTGAAGTGTATGTAAAGAAAGAATATCTTTATGATCATCAAAAGGGACATGGTGAACTAACTCCTGGAATGTGGATAAGTGTTAGAAGCATACAAGGTAAAGCATTATACTTTGAAACGCTACTCCTAGAATATGGCGCACTATACGACAAACTTCCTATATCAGCATTTGTATGGAAAGAAGATTATGATAAAGATAATCAACTGCCATTAGATACTCTACAGATATGGGATTGCTTTGATTATGATATTACAGTAATTAAAAAACCTATGTTAGCAGATTGTGAGTTCTTTGGTAAGGATCGTAAAATGCACAAAGGTGAATACATGTTCACACTAGATACTTGTCACGCACAAAACAGTACACTCGATACTAACTTTGCTGAACACGATCCAGAGCATAAATCATTTAACGTTATCAAACTAGACAATGGACAAATAGCAGCACAACCAAATAATAGAGTTGTGTTTACAGATCAAAGTCTAGTGCCAGCAGAAAGAAAAACACCAGACTTTAAAGTTTGTACACAGAATTATACAGTAGAAAATAACCCTAAATGGAGTGTTGGACATACAGATGAATGGGCATACAAGGACAAAGGCGAAGGCCTTAAAGATTAATAAGAAAGATGCTTATAGGATTTTTTGGTTAGTAAAAGGGCACCTCAATGCAAGTGAAGATTGCATTCTAGATTGCTACGATGGTTATTTTAAACGTGTATGGTATAATGAAGAATCATACATACATGAAGAAGGATTTGAAGAGGCCTATAATAAACTAGGTATAGAATAAATACTCATATAATTCAGGAGCGAACAATATGTATGAATATAAATGTAAGGTATTAAGAGTAGTAGACGGCGACACAGTAGATGTAGATATCGACTTAGGTTTTGGAATGTGGATGCACAAAGAACGTGTTCGCATGATGGGTATTGACACACCTGAATCACGTACAAGAGATAAAGTAGAGAAAACATTTGGACTCGCATCAAAGGCAAGACTTAAAGAATTATTACCAATCGGATCTATCTCAATTCTCAAAACAGAAATTGACAGAAGCGGAGAAGATAGCAGAGGAAAATTTGGAAGAGTCCTTGGAGACTTCCTTATTGAAGATAAACGAGCCACTGAAATACTTGTTGAAGAAGGACATGCTGTAGCATACTTTGGCGGATCAAAAGACGAAGTACAAATGAAACATATGGCTAACCGCGAGAAGTTATTGCGCGAAGGACTTGTTGCTCAAAAAGATTACGACAAAGCAGTTAAGTTAATGGAAAAGAAATAACAGTCTATTCTTTGTGTTTAGATTTATAATTTGCTATTGCTGATTTAATTGCATCTTCTGCAAGAACACTACAATGTATCTTCACAGGTGGTAGAGCAAGTTCTTCTACAATGTCCATGTTCTTAACATCAGAGGCTTGATCTAGTGTCATACCTTTGACCATCTGTGTTACTAAACTTGAACTTGCTATTGCGCTGCCACAGCCATATGTTTTAAATTTGGCATCTGTTATAACATCATCCTCTACTTCAATTTGAAGTTTCATAACATCGCCACATGCAGGTGCTCCAACCATGCCTGTACCAACATTAACTGCCTTAGCATCTAAACTTCCAACATTGCGGGGGTTTTCGTAGTGATCAAGTACCTTATCCGAGTAAGCCATACCTGTTCCTTAAAAGTTATATTAAAAGTATTTATACACTAAATACTAATGAAGGGAAAAAACATGAAAACATTACTATTTGCCTTGCTGTTCGTTTTCGTAACTAATGTTAACGGCGGCATGTTAAGTCACGCTAATACAAACCCACCTGCAACAGAACCAACTCAGCCGGAAGTACTATGGCGACTATTACCTTCATTTATCAATTGCACAGACATCGAGAATCTTAATTCTGTAATATCACAGTATGATGAGCTTCCTTTGTTAAAAGGCAAAGGAATGATATTGATTCCTGGCCAAGCCGGCAGTTTCGAAAACGAACTAAGAATGTATGTCAACCCAAAAACTGGCAGTTTTTCAGTAGTTCTTATGCTAGACGAAAATGCAGGTTGCATAGTTGTTATAGGCAAAGAATTTACTCCTTGGATAGATAAAACTCCGTTATAATACTAAATACGATAGTATACACAACGGGAGCGAACCAATGGATCTATTACTAACACTCGCGATGAAGTTTTGGATGTGGACTATTTTAATAATAGTTGTCATCATAGGTTTCATCATTAACAGATTCGATAAGAGAAAAGCGCCTTGTCATACTTATAAACACACTGACATGCCTGTGTTAAAACCATTACCAATTAAGACTAAGGACAAGGGTTTTTTCAAAGGTATCATCATGTGGCTATTAGGTGTTAGACATTGGCAACTTGCAGAAGATTTTCACTACAATCTAAATGACAAAGACTATGTTATTCCTGCAGGATTTACATTTGACGGAGCAAGTATTCCTAAGTTCTTGCATACGTTCTTTTCTCCTGTCGGCGTTTTACTTATGGGCGGACTCGTACACGACTATGCTTATAAGTATGAAACACTTTTACACAAGAACAAGAAAGATACACTTGGTGTAATATCACAAAAAAGAGCAGACGAAATCTTTAGAGATATTAACATTAATGTAAACGGTTTCTACGTTATGAACTACTTGGCTTACTATTCATTAAGACTAGGAGGCTTTATGGCTTGGAACGGACACAGAAAAAGAAACTGCAACTGGAAAGAATCAATAAAATAGAAATAGCACCTTCGGGTGCTATTTTTTTGTAACAAAACTTTAATCTTCATTCTTGACATTAATCTAAATTGATGCTATAAATAAAACGTAACAATGATGTTACCAGCAGGGCAACGTCGAGCCCTGTCTTAATATGTGAGCGCCGTGGTAAAAGCGGCAAGCAGAGGAGAAATAAGAATGGACGCACTCACCCTATGGATGGCTGTAGGTTTCCTGTTCGCAGGTTACGCAGTTATCGCAAATGATTCCGTACAAACATTAGGTACATGGATCGCAAGTAATAACGAAAAATTTAATTGGAAAGTGATGTGGGGAGCGGCTTCGGCTGTTCTACTGTATACACTTTGGTATGGTTGGTATACCAACGGTGGAGATATTAGTTATGGACGACTAAACAAAATACCGTTCCAAGAGATACAATGGTATCACGCAATGGCACCAGGACTATTATTAATACTTACACGAATAGGAGTACCAGTTAGTACTTCTTTTTTAGTATTAAGTGCCTTCGCAAGTACCTTTGTACTAGAGAAGATGCTAATGAAAAGCATGATGGGCTATGCTGTCGCGGCAGTCGCGGCATACATTATTTGGATAGGAGTTACTAAACTACTTGACGAAGCAAAGCCTGTCAAAGAAGAACATAAGAAAGCATGGCGAATAGCACAATGGGTAACAACAGGCTTCCTGTGGTTTACTTGGCTAAGTCATGACATGGCAAACATTGCTGTGTTCCTTCCAAGACAAGTTCCATGGGACCTAATGATCCTAGTGAGCCTTGTGTTTGTTGTAGGACTTGCGTTTATGTTTAAAGAGGGTGGTGGTAAGATACAAAAGATTGTACTAGAAAAACACAACACAAGATATGTGCGTTCAGCAACTATCATTGATGGTGTGTATTGGTTGATCTTATTCTTCTTTAAAGAACTAAACGATATACCTATGTCAACAACATGGGTGTTCGTAGGACTACTATGTGGACGTGAACTTGCTATGGCAACTATGACAGGCAAGGAAAAGTTCAAGACAGTGTTTCCGTTGGTGACCAAAGACTTCTTCAAGATGATGATAGGCTTAGGTGCATCAGTAGGCGTAGTGTTAATGATACACTATGTTATTGTACCTAACGGATACTAGAACTACAAGTCATAAAAATAGGGTGCCTTCGACAAGCACCCTATTTTTTATTTTGTTACTAAATTAAAAATTTCTTTCCAGTTCTTAACAACAGTTACACTATCGTGCTTGTAGCCCATATTATGTCCATGTTCAATTAAGATACTGTTCAACCCTGCATTGACGCCTGCTAATGCATTCTCTGGTTTGTCTTCTACCCACCAACATCCTGTGTCCTTGTATGGAGTAAGTGCTTCGTCTTTGTCATCACCTGTTCCTAGTATCACAAATTTTTCAAATGCTGTTTTACCAAATAGTTTTTGCAAGTTCATCTTACGTAACTTTTGTGCGTTACGATCTTTTGAAAGGCTTGTTATACAGTGAAACTTGTAACCATGTTCTTCGTGTAAACGTTTTACATAATACACAGCATCTCTTAGTGCAGGTAAAAAGCCTATAGCAGCACTTTCGTTAAATGTTTTAATTAACTTCTTGCCTTGCTCTTTACTAATACCATAGCGCAAGTCCATACCGTACACAAACTGATATCCTTCTTGCTTTTCAAAGCCGTGTTCTAACATCCAAATGTTGAACGCCCATTCCCAGTCTAACAAGACACCGTCGGCGTCTACCATTATAATATTATCTTTCACTATTTTGCCTTTCTTCATATAAGTTTCAATATAATGTACACTTGCAACCCTAAAACTATAAGTGGAACTATAGTTCTAATCAATTCCATAGTGTGATTATATTCATCTAGTTTACGTTCTAGTTTGTTTCTTTTCTTATTCATGTGTGTATTGTACACTCTGTTGTTGTATTTGTCAACCAATAGAAAAGGTGTTAGCCTATTTTTGACTAACACCCAATCCTATGACTCTTTATTATTTCGCTATGCGGTCTTTAATATGCTTCATCCCGAATAGGGAACTCTATAATATGTCTTGTTTATTTTTTGGTAGTGTTGATGAAGTCGTAGAACTTCTCAGCAGTTTCCAATACTTGGTCTACTCCTGGAATCTCAGGCATATCAACTTTGTTGATAATTTGCCCTGACTTCTCATCACGTTTGGCAGTTACTTCCCACCCTATCCATTTATTGCTATAACTAAACTCTGTAAATGACTTAGCCATATCAAGTACATTGGTACGAATCTCGTAACCATTTTTATTAAACTGTACTTTTGGAAGTGTTTCACGCACTGATTGTGCTAACTGCTCGGCACCTTTTTCGATACCTTCTTTAAACGTCTTGTTCATACTGGTTCTCCTTTGTGTGTATGTGTGTTTTGTTACTAATGTAACACAAGTATTTAGTATTGTCTGCGTACTTAATAAACTTTTTTTCTTCCAAACCGGTTATTAAGGTGCCGCAAACCATTTATGGTATTATTACTTTTAATACGACTTACCTAAATAATATCACTAATCTTAATTTGAGATTAGATTACTAGAGGAGGATGACATTATGGACATTCTTAATAAAGTAAAGACTTGGGCAGGTGCCTTAACGGAAGTAGGTGTAAGTTTACTTTCTTTAGGTATCATACTTGAAGTCTTGTTCAACGGACAGAACATTCCGTTCTGGCCAAACATCAACATAATTGCTAACATTCAAAACATTGTTGCAGGATTTTCTGCACAAGGTTTAGTTGGACTTGTTGCTGTATGGGTTTTATATTCAATCTACAATCGTAAATAATATATAGACTCAACTTGAAAAAGTTGTAGGGGAGTCATCTTGACGGGCGGCTCCCCTACTCTTTTTAAATTTAGTTCTTAGGTTTTGGACTAGTTAAGAAATCGTTTTCTTCATCTGTATAAGGCCACATTAAAATGCTCCTCCCCAGAATAAACCATTAAGTGTCATTACACAAATTAACACTCCGAACATAAAAGTTAAAGGTATTGCTGCTTGAAAAAATTTAATAATCATTATGCTGCCTTCCCTTTCCAGAACGCTACGCTCTTACCTTTGAAGTAATGATCGCCTGGCTCATAGTTTGCCTTTGCTTTCTTTACTTTCTCAAGTCTGCGAATTGCTTTTAGTTTTTGATTTGATAACTTTGATTTCTCTAGTAACAAATTCTTTGATGCTTCGTAGTATCCTTGCGATGCTAGTTGTGATGCTGCTCTTGAATAGCCAACTGCTTCACATGTGTTTTTTATTCTTTCCCAAATTAACATTATATTCCCCTTTGTGTGTATGTGTTATCGGTATTTGTAACCATGGTGTGTGATAGTTCCAAAAGGTCCGTGCGTGACCTCGCGCCTATCCAGTTTCCTAATCCTGCGTTCCAGATCAGCATGATCAGTAGACTGACTAAGATAATCTTCAACCCAATCTTTTTCAGACCAAAATAGTTTTGAGAGTAATTTACGTAGGAATCGCATTATGCTACCTCCTTACGTAAGTATCTAGGTCCGTTTATTTCTGTTAATGTTGGTGCTCGGCCGTTGTGCGTTAGCATATATTCATATGCATACTGCCAATCGTTTCCGTATTCTGTTTTGGCCCAAGTCAGTAGCTCAGAGCGGTAACTTTTAGTTGACCCGCTATTCACCCAAGACATCAGACCACGTATTAAGTGGTTCATCTTTTTCTCCTTTGATGTATGGATGCTTTATGGTTAGCATGATACCCCTAGTCTTTTCTAGGCGTCAGTAGTCTTTGCTACCGTCAGTAGTCTTTGCTACCGTCATTCGCTTTGTAAGGCATTGTGAAGTTGCCCCGGTCTATCCCAGTGTCTGTGTGTCGAATAGTACAGTGTCACTGCCCTATTCACGTGTATTTATATAAACGTACTTTATTATAACCCCTATTAGAGCAGAAATCAACCGGTTTTTTCATTACTTTTATGCATAACGTCAGTGCTATTTTTGCATGAGTGTGCCTAACAGATGTTGACACCTAATGTTAATGGTTGACAATAGATATCACACCGTATATAATAATGAACGTAAAAGGTTAAATACACTGTATAGGGAAGCATATGAAAATTAAAACTAGATCAATTCTACAAGAACTTAACGCAATTGCTGACAGGAAAGACTCTGAAGCAATAATAGAATCACGTGCGGCAAATATTCTTAATAGTGCAATTAACCTTATGGAACTAATACATAAAACATATGATGAACAGACAGCACTTGATCTAGAAAGAAGATTTATTAATAGTATTAAGGGCTCTGATGTCGCTAAATTTAACAGAGGCATACGAAAAATAACAGAGTCTAAGAGACCAAAGGGATAATAATGTCAGGCAACGAACTTTTAAATGAAGGTGGGAATATATTCAAAGATACTGAAGGGAACCCTGCCACACAAAGAATTCAAAAGAATGACATTGTACCAACCCTACAGTGGCTTGAAGGTATTATTGACTTAGAACTAACAGATAACATGTTAGGTACTACCGGCAAAAAAGCAGACAGTGGAGACATTGATGTTGCTGTAGACACAACAAAAACAACTAAAGCAGATCTAGAAAGCAAACTAGCAGATTACGTATCAAAGAATCACGAAGGTGAAAACACTAAGATGTGGATACGAAAGTCAGGCATTTCGGTTCACTTCAAAACTCCAATCAAGGGCGACCCAGCAAACGGTTTTGTGCAAACAGACCTTATGTTTGGTGATCCTGAATGGATGAAATTTAGCCTACAGGGAAGCGGTGAGGGTAGCCCATTCAAAGGGGTTCACAGACACATCTTGCTTGCCAGCATAGCGAAAACTAAGGATATGAAGTGGTCAGCGAATAATGGTTTAATGGATAGAGAAACAAACGAGTTAATAACAAAAGATCCTAACGCGGTAGCAAAAACTCTGTTAGGTCAAACTGCAACTCCATCTACTATGGATAGCGTGGAAGGCATTATAAGTTACATTAAGAAGTTACCTAACTATGAGGAACTTGTAGCAGATGCAAGAGAAACGTTTGAAAAGGATGGATTAGAACTTCCTAAAGAAGGTCAATTAGAAAGTTTTCAGCCAGGCACAATTGGTTGGATGCGACAGATGATTGATGTTGTTAAATGAGAATAAATGAAGTAGTTGACATTAGGTACAGTGCATTTGACAAGCCAGGCAAAATGCATACCATTGGTGACGTATATGGCAAGAAGAATTTAAAGATTCCGCATGCAAAGTATGTGGATAAAACAAACAGACAAAAGAAGTTACTTAAAAAATGAGAGCATTTGAATTTTTAACAGAAGCAACAGTAGGTAGAGAGTTTAATCACCTTGAGGATCTAGTGTTTACTAATCCAGATGATGGAGCAAAACGTGCTGTTCAAATCATTAAGGATATGGAACAGGACAGTTCAGATGTTGCTATCAAGTGGGATGGTTATCCTACACTATACTGGGGACGTGACGATGATGGGACCTTTAGACTAGTTGGCAAGAACAACTGGGGTAGAGAAGAAGGCAAGTCAGGTAGTCCAGAAGAACTTAAAAAGTTTATTATGAGCAGAGGCAAAGGCGAGGACTGGCGTGAAAGATTCGCAGGTGAAATGGCAGACCTTTGGCCTATATTTGAGAAAGCAACACCAGCAGACTTTAAGGGATACATTTATGCAGACTTGCTATACTATCCTGGAAAGCCATATGATGGCAGTGATGGCAGTATTAGTTTTACACCTAACCAAGTAACTTACAATGTAAGAGCAGATAGTGATTTAGGAAGACGCATTGCAAAAAGCAAAGTTGCAGTAGCAGCACATAACACTTACCAATACTTTGGTGACAAGAGCGGAACTCCTATATCAGATGTTAAACAGTTTAATGGATCATCAGAAATTATAGTACTAGGACAACAGTATGTAAGTAAAGCACCTGCTGTAAATGCTGACAACTTAGGTAATATTGAAAAGGTAGCAAATCAAGCACAGGGTAATATTTCTAAGTTCTTTGAAAAACGTGCAGGACTAAGTGACCTAAATAATATATTCTATACCTACATAAATCAAATGAGTCGTGCTAAGAAACTAGAAGACTTAAATGTAAACAGTTTCCTCAATTGGCTTCAAAATTCAAAGGTATCTGCTAACAAACAAGACAAGATACTAAATATTGCTAAGGAACAGGAACAAGTAATGAAAGATATCTTTTATCTTGTAACTGAACTGATGAAAGCCAAGAACGAGATCATTGATGAACTTGATAAGGCTGAAGGTGATGTAGTTTCTACTACAGGCGGCAAGCCAGGCGGAGAAGGCTATGTTAAAACCAAAGACAAGGTTAAACTAGTACCAAGAGACCGTTGGACACCTTTTAAAAGCGATTAATTCGCTAAAAACCCCTAAAAAAACACCATAACTCCTGAAAAAACCCTTTTTGGATAAATACAAGTGCTAACAAAAATAGCGGCTCCGGAGAGGAGTTAACATTATCAGAGGAGAAAATATAATGGCTGATTTAAGAATTGCGGGAAACTATGCAGATAGTAATGCCGCTGGATCAAATGTAGGTGGCGCTTTAGGTGTCAACTATGGTCTAAATACAACAGGAACGCTTGACAAGGGTCTAAGTACTTTAGGCAAAACACTTGCAGCGTTTGACATCGACTTTGCAGTAAACGGAACTGATTTTGGTGCTACCGAAATGGGACCAACAGGGGCTGTAAAAGAAGTTGTTGAAACAATCAAATCAATGGGAACTATCGTTGGTATGTCTGAAACAAGATCAGACGGTGCTAATAACGGTCAAGTTATAACTGTGCTTATCGAAGGTGACTACGGAACTGACGGTTACGACGGAGCAAACGAAGAGACTTTCGCAGCACACTTAGAAGATCTAATCCAAGCAAAAACAGCAGCAGGCGTTGGTCCAGTTAACCTTAACGCGGCAACTGTAGCAGTGGTAAGTGGTTTTCCATTAGCAGCACTTTAATATAGGAGGAATAACAAATGGCTGATTTATCAAGTTTAGCACAAACAGTAACTAACGCAGGAGCAACTGCTTCAGTACTGACTTCCAACTATAACAAGATGTCTAAATCATCTGGTTTGGCTGGAAAAATCTTTGTCGTGAAAGTTGCAAAAACTAACATGACTGATGCAGAAGTTAATACAATTGTAAAAGGTATCGAAGCAGGTAACGTAAACGGAACTGACGATGCTGGAGTAATTGTTGGAATGGGAACAGCAGACGGTTCTGCTTTCGTAAGCGCAACTACAGACGTATTGTTCTTACACATTCAAACTACTGGTACAATTACAGCAGACGGCACAAACGCTTATGCAGTAACTGGTGCAGTAACAACAATTGAAAACATTGTAGAACCAAAACTGTAAAAAGTTTTATAACTTTGAAAGGGTGTCAATTCGTTGGCACCCTTTTTTTATGACCACTAAATACTATGACTATGCCAGGTTACACAATTAAAACAATAATTGACATTACACGCTCTAACCCCGACAGAGCAGATTCTGATCAAATTAAACAAGGCCAACAAAGCAATTTCAATACGTTGGTCCAAGGCATAGGCATGAGAGCAAATACTCAATGGCCAAAAGATCCTATCCGAACAGTTTCTAACGACATTGCCTACTGGCATTGGAACTTTGAAGTTGAACGTGAAGATACTTTTACTAAGGGAGATGATCCTGTTGGCTTATTGAAGCAAGACTTGCATGGCATTCCAATTATAAAAAATCTAACAGAAACAGAAACACTATCCAAAGCATGTTTTATGACTCTTAACGGAGATCAAAACATCTGGATTGAAAAATCTTAAGCATATACTGGCAGTATTATCGCCCCCTATCTTGGAGTAAATATTAATATGAACAAACTATATTACAATACAATAATGATGAGCACTATCTTTTTTATGATATTTGGCTTTCTATTATCACTATGGGGATTACACATAGAAGCACATAACATAGTTTATGTGGGCGTAAGCATTATGGCTGGTGTGTGTGCTGTATGGTGGTTCTGGGTTATGTTTGTAATTAAGGATATGTTTGATAGAGTCGAAAAGGCAGCAGATAAAATGGTTGAAGTTAAGGTTGAATTAGGCGGTATAAAAGGACTTATTAGGAAACTATTTGAACGCAATGATGATAAATAAACATATAGGCAATTACATTTAATTACATTTAGGCTATCTTAAAAACACATTAGGCCAACTAACAAGTTTACTAATTGTCCCTAGAGAGGGGATTTGTTTTGGAGAACAAAAGATGGCAAAAAGCCAAACAACAAGTTTAGAAAGAGAAAGTTTAGAAGCACACGTTGACCTGTGCGCTCTTCGATACGAGCAGTTAGACACACGTATGAATAACCTAGAAGTTAAGGTTGCTCACATTCATAAAGATATTACAGAAGGACAAAAAGGATTAACAAAAGTTATTATAGGTACTACAGGTACTGTAATTGCAGCAGTTCTTTCAATAGTAGTTACAATTCTACTCAAGATGTAACACTCACAAGTATAGAAAGAGTAAATATTGGCCTAAGGGCCTTTTTTTATGAATGAAGTATCAAAACGTTTTGAACAACTAGTTAACTCCGTCTATAAGAAATTTATAGATAACGGAATACATCTGCCAACCCGAACAGCAGAAGGAATTCTAGTAGGAAACGTACTCATAAAGAGTGCTGGCCCACTAAAAGATATAGTAGTTGACGGAGTAGTTAAGTTTAACGAAATATCACTTAATTGCGTTGCAATTAAGATAGCAAACAATCTAGCAAGTGGAAAAAATGAAAGCCTTACTACCCAATTATTCGCAATTGATAGAGAATATAGCAAATATTTTTTAGATAGCAAATTTCATTTGGATAACTACCATAAAGCGGTAAATAACAGTAACGAAGCAAGAGCAGAGATTTTGTGGACAAGATACGACATAGCAAAAGAAAAAGCACTATATGCTAAGTCGAGAGCAGAACTTTTGACAGGCTTTTGAATAAATATATTATAACATCTGGGAAGAGAGCAATGAAAACACAAGACCTATTTAAAACTAAAGCAGCAAAGGTGAATGAATCAATTCACAAGGCTTTTGGCAAGAAAATTGATTTTTCTACGTTTGATGCCGCAAAATTAGAAGATGCACGGAACAAACTTAGAACACAATTACATCAAGCAAGAAGTACATCTGAGTTTAATGAAAACTTAGAAAGCGATACATATCACGAAGCACAATGGATGCTTGATGCAATTAACAAAGAGCTAGAAGAAAGAGAAGAAGTTGCTATTAAAGGTCTTGAAATAGCAGAAGAAACACCAGATAACTCCGGAGAAGAAATGGAAACTAAAGTCACAGAAGGTGAAATCCAACAAGCCAGTGCTATTGTTACAGCAAAAACTATGGTTGACAGATTGAGCCGTTTCATTGAAGAGATTTCTTCAATGGAAAACGAAACATTACTACAATTAGGCGATTCAATTAGAGATGAAATTGGTCAAGCAGAATCAAAGACATTCATCGAATCAAGTGCTCCAGCAATTCAAGCAGCACTAGAAAATTTAAAAACTACACGTGAAACACTATCAAGCGCAGTTGGCGTTTTAGCAGGCGAAGAAACTTCAAGCGATATGCTTGGCACTGAACCTGAAGAAGGTGGCGAAACTGATATGGCTGAACCAGCAGCAGCAGAAGCACCAGCGGAAGCACCAGCAACAGATGATTTTGCAACAGCAGAACCAGCAGCAGGCGGAATGGAAACAGCCGGTAGAGAAACACGCGAATCAATTAATTACGAGTCACGTTTATTAAAAACACTGGCAGGTTAATATGAAACTGTCGGAGTTCTATTTAGACAAAGAACTTACTGATGCTCTTCCTGCAGCAGGAATGGGAGCAGCACCTACACCAGCACCAGCAGTTCCAGGACAAGCACCTGCTACTGATCCACAAGCACAAGCCAAGATGATGGCACAGCAAGCACTTGACATGCAGAATAGAAAGAAAGAATTGCAAGACACTATCAAAGCCAAACAACAAGAAATTATGGACTTACAAAAACAACTAGCGAGCATTAAGTAATGAGATTTGTAGAATTTTCTCCTAACATGATGGTTGATAGATATGTTATTGTATTAAAAAATCTTATAGGCAGAGCATCTGCTAAGAAAGTACCTGCTAAGATGAATTGGGCAGGACTTAATAGAATACTTAAATCAAACGATGCATCACTAATGGCAGATTATGAAATGTTCAAAGCGATGTACGATAGTTCACCAGCAATCCAAAATCTAGTTAAGAACTTTAACGCAGATGGAATTGAACTGAATGTTCCCGGAGCACAAGACGATGAGACTCCAGCAGACGGAGCAACAGACGCACAAGCAGCAGTAGATGCTACAGCAGCAAGTGCAGCGCCACAGCAATTGGCGCAACAATAATACCACTCTTAACATTTTAACTCTCAGCGTAAAATATATACTATTATGAATAGTGATTTAAAATTCTTGGGAATACAAATGGACTGCACTTCTGACACTGTTAGAAATGCCAATCATATTGCTAAATCTCTTTATGATAATCCTGGGTGTGATTACGCAATCACTCCAGAATGTGCGCTGAGCGGGTATGGAGAGAGTAGCCCGAATGATTCAAGCGATGAAGCATTAGAGATTGTGCTAAATGCATCGAGAGAAACACAAACAGGTTTATTCCTAGGCACAATGGCAAAAGACGGAGAAGACTTATATAACGATTGTTTAATTATTAACAACCAAGGAACGATTGTAAATCATCAACCGAAAAGCCAAATTATACCTTACGATACACAGTTAGGATGTAAACCTGCACCAACTACCGACCCTATTCAACTTCCTAATCATCCTGGTATCTCTGCCGGTGTTATGGTATGCAATGATTTCTGGGGAGGACCACTCGGAGGAATGACTTGCCTTCCACAACAATATTGTAAGGACGGCGCTGTCAATATCCTAATACACTGCACGAATGGTGCTCGTGGCAATGGTGAGTTAATTGATCAGATTAATTGGGATTGGCACACTGCTTGGTTACAACAAATAAGCAGTATCTTTAGGATTGTGGTTATCAGTGTTGACAGCAGTTGCCATATGAAAGGAGAACCTTATAATGGAAGAACTTCATCTCCTAGCGGATGCTGGGTATCAGGTGAAAAAATTGCAGGCGTATCTGAAATTGGACAGCACAACTTCACAGTTACGTTACCAATGGAAAAGATGCATCCTTGGGGAAATTTAATTGCCAATCATACTTGACAAGCAAACAAAATGATAGTACTATATACAGTATGACACATGAACCCAAAGCCGATCTACTGCCACTATTTTCTCAGCCAATCTGTGTTACAGAACTGCCGATTACGGAAGAAGTAGCAAAACACATAAGAAACTTAGAGTATTATGAAATGGAGTCAAGCGTTGGCTGGCTCTCCGAAGATACTCTAGTATTAGATAATCCTGTTATGGCTGGTTTCAAATCCAACCTGGTAAACATTATTCAAGGTTATGCACATGCTATGTTACAAATACAAGACGACATAGAATTTTACATAACCAACAGTTGGGTAACAGTACACAAACAGGGTGATTTTGCACCTGCACACAATCATGATAACAGTTTGCTATCTGGAACTTGTTATATTAATATTCCAGACGACGATGAAAGTATGTTTGAAATATATGCTCCGCAGGCACATAATCTTTTTGGTTTCTTAAAACCAAAATATAAACAATGGAATATTTTTAACAGCAAAAATTGGTCAGCAAAACCAAATACAGGAACAACAATACTTTTTCCTTCCTACCTAGAACACGGAACTACTCCTATGACATCTAACACAGACAAGCGTTACTGTTTAGCATTTAATGTGTTTGCACACGGAGATTTTCATGATTCATGGATGAAAGATAAAGCACCAATCAATAGGTTAGTATTATAATATGTCAAAGACTTTAACACCACCACCCTTCGTAGAAAGATATCAGTATAACGAGCTGAAACAAATTAATGATAAAGTTACACGTAAACGTGTATACCTTACACCAGACGGTGAAAAACTTCCAAGTGTTACAACTATCCTTGGTGCAACTAAAGATATGACTCACCTTATTGAATGGCGCAAGCGTGTTGGTGAAGAAAATGCTAGGCGTATTACAACTGAAGCAGCCGGAGTTGGTACTGCAATGCACGGCAACTTAGAAAGATTCTTAGTTGGTATGCAAAGACAGCCAGGAAACAATCCTGTACACGTACAAGCGAACAAGATGGCTGATGTGATTATTGAGAACGGACTTAAAGATGTTGACGAAGTATGGGCAATGGAGCAAAGTTTATACTTTCCAGGGCTATACTCAGGTACAACAGACTTATGTGGTGTTTATAAGGGTAAACCTGCTATAATGGACCACAAACAAACTAATAAGCCTAAGAAAGCAGAATGGGTAGAAGATTACTATTTGCAACTTGTGGCATACGCTATGGCACATAACGAAGTATATGGCACAGATATTAAGACAGGCGTTATCTTTATGTGTAGTAGAGCCTTTCAATACCAGCAATTTGAGGTAACAGAGGACACTTTTTCAAAGTACCAGGATATGTGGCTTAATAAAGTAGAAGAGTATTACAACTCAGTCTGATAAATACTAATAACAATTTAGGAGTTATTAAGTGGCTGTTGTTCAAATAAGCAAAATCCAGATCCGTAGAGGTCAAAAGAATTCAAGCAGTGGTGTTCCGCAGTTAAGTTCTGCTGAACTTGCATGGGCAGTAGATACACAAGAACTGTATATTGGTAACGGTTCAGTTCAAGAAGGTGCTCCGTATGTAGGTAATACTAAAGTAATTACTGAGCATGATAACATACTAGAACTTGCCAACAGTTATAGATTCTCATCAGACGATCCTGCAATTACATTATCTCAACCAAGAACACTATTAGGTAAGGTAGATGAAATTGAAGTTTCTGTTATTGATTATGGTGCCGTACCAGATGGTTCTACATCTGCTAACCAAGCATTTGTAAATGCATTTACAGAACTATTTAGAAATACTGACGACACATATAAAAAAGTCTTAAAAGTACCTAATGGAGAATACCTATTTACTAGTGACTTAGAGATACCTAGTAATGTAATATTACGTGGAGAAACACAGTCAGGTGCAAAACTTAAAATAGACACAACAAATATTAAATTTATTACATCTGCAGGAACAACTGCGCTTTCAAGTTTTACAAGTAGCGACAGACCAGAAAATATTGTAATTGAGAATTTGACTATCGAAAGGTCAAGTGGACAAACTGTTATATCAGGTTTGAAAAATTCAACTTTTAAAAATGTTACTTGGAAAGGCGAATACTTATTAAGTACTCCTTCAACAAGCATTAACTTATCTACAATAGATAGTGCAGTGTTTTGGACAAACTCAACAGCAGGTATCAAAGTTGACGACATTAAATTTAAGGACTGTTTATTTGAAAGCAATGCTTTGAGTGTTAAGTGTAGTCAAACAATTGTAACTGATACTAAAGTTGACTTCCATGATTGTAAATTCTTTATTAACGATACATCAATTAATGTTATTGGTGTCAGTGGGCAAGCAAACAATTGGCAAATTAAAGATTGTGAATTCCAAGAAGTAAGTAGATATGTGTTTACAAGTAACTGGGGTTCAGGAACTAAATTTACAGGGTCTACATTTACAAACTGTGGTAACAGCACTAACACAGCAGCCAATCCTGTTTGGCCAATGATATCGTTTGGTGAAAGTACTGACAACATTGTACACAATTGTTTTTCTAACAGACAACAAAATGCAGGTATTGTAAGTTCAGAAACAATTACAGGTATAGCAGAGGTTGTAAATTCAGACTTTACACAGATTACAAATAGAAATAATTCACAGATATTTTTATCTAACAGTTTTAGACCAGTAGCGGTCTTCGGCGCATTAAACAATTTTATATCGTTAAACTACATTTTAAGATTAGGTGTTCATGTAAGATACGGAAAACTAGTTATGACAGTCGGTGACGGCTTACAGAAGATTAGTTTTACAGATGAGTATCAATATTCAGACTTAGGAACAACTTCTGAGGGTGGCAAAATTATGAGTAACTTTCAGTTTGATGTAGAACTAAGAGACAATGATACGGACAGTGGCGTAGAAACAATTGTATTGTACTATAAAAATCCTTTGACAACAGGACAAACAGGCAATATATCTTTTGATGTTTCCTACGGTGTATAATTTTGCGCTTTTGAACGCTTTTTCTATTGCGTTCTTGAACACTTTCTGTTACAATAAAAACTAATTAAATGCACATGAAGAAAAGGTATCTTCATTTGTTCTGTAATATGGGTGGGTAAAACCAATCCTGATAAATACCCTTATACAAATAATTAAGGAATAGAGGCAAGAAAAAAAGATGACAAAAGAGATTTACATCACGAAGCGTTCCGGCTCCAAGGAAATACTAAATTTAGATAAGATGCACTTTGTAGTCGATGAGGCTTGTAACGGTCTTTCTGGTGTAAGTGCATCTCAAATAGAGATGAATGCTGATTTACAATTTTATGACGGCATGACAACAGATGAAATTCAAAATATATTAGTAAAGAGTGCTAATGATCTTATATCATTAGAAGCACCTAACTATCAATATGCAGCAGCAAGATTGTTACTGTATACTTTACATAAAAAAGTTTACGGTAGATACGAACATCAGTCGTTAACAGAAATTATCGATATGAATATTAAGCGTGGCGTATACGATTCTAATATTAAAGAAAAATATACAGACACTGAACTAAAAAAATTAAACACATATATCAAACATGATCGTAACGAAGAATTTACATACGCTGGATTACGTCAAGTTGTAGATAAGTACTTGTGTCAGGATAGAAGTAACGGCGACATTTTTGAAACGCCACAGCATATGTATATGATGATTGCTGCAACACTATTTGCTGAATATCCTAAGGAGACACGTTTATCATACGTGAAAAAATATTATGACGCGACTTCACTTTTTAAAATCAACATACCAACCCCTGTCATGGCAGGAGTGCGTACTCCTATTCGTCAGTTTGCCAGTTGTGTTCTTGTTGATGTGGATGATACTCTTCCTAGTATCTTTAGCTCTAATAGCGCGATCGGTTACTACATTGCTCAAAGGGCAGGAATTGGGATTAACTCAGGAAGAACAAGAGCAATCAATTCAAAAATACGAGGTGGAGAAGTAGCCCATACAGGCGTTGTCCCATTCTTAAAAGTTTACGAAAGCACAGTAAGAAGTTGTACACAAAATGGTGTACGTGGTGGTAGTGCAACTACACACTTTCCTATTTGGCATTATGAGATTGAAGATATTCTTGTACTTAAAAATAACAAAGGTACTGAAGACAATCGTGTACGTAAATTAGATTATTCAATTCAAATCAATAAAGTATTTTACGAAAGGCTGTTGGCTGATAAAGACATAACTCTTTTCTCGCCACACGATGTCCCAGAAGTGTATGATGCATTTTACTCAGGTGACAACGATAAGTTTCAAGAAGTATATGAAGCAGCAGAAAGAAAAACATCTCTTAGAAAGAAGAAAATTAAGGCAAGAGATCTTTTTGGTGACTTATTAAAAGAACGTGCTGAAACAGGACGTATCTATATTATGAATGTTGATCATTGTAACTCACACAGTTCATTTAAAGATCCGATCTTTATGAGTAACTTGTGTCAAGAAATTACACTACCAACTAAGCCTATTCAACACATTGATGATGAAGAAGGCGAAATTGCTCTTTGTATTCTTTCTGCTATTAACGTAGGTTTAATTAACAAACTAGAAGAATTAGAAAACTTATGTGATCTTGCAGTAAGAGCATTAGAAGAAATTATTGACTATCAAGGTTATCCTGTTAAGGCTGCTGAACTAAGCACTAAATCAAGACGTTCGCTTGGTATTGGTTACATTGGCCTTGCACACTATCTTGCAAAGCATAAAGTTAAGTATGATAATCCAGAGGCATGGAAACTAGTACACGAACTTTCAGAAGCATTCCAATACTATCTACTTGTTGCAAGTAACGAACTTGCTCAAGAACGCGGTGCGTGTGAAGGCTTCAGTCGTACTAAATATGCAGACGGCATCTTACCCATTGACACATATAAGAAAGATGTCGATAATGTTATTAAGGCGAAGTTACAGTATGATTGGAAAACTTTACGAAACGATATTAAGAAGCACGGACTACGGCACAGCACTTTGTCCGCACAGATGCCATCAGAAAGCAGTTCCGTTGTGTCAAACGCAACCAACGGTATTGAACCACCAAGAGCTTTCTTGTCCATTAAGAAGTCAAAGAAAGGGCCTCTTAAACAAGTTGTTCCGCAGTTTGGTCAACTAAAGAATTTTTATACATTGCTTTGGGATATGCCCAGCAATGAAGGTTATATAAATATTGTCGCTGCTATGCAGAAGTTTTACGATCAAGCAATTAGCGGTAACTGGAGTTATAACCCAACACACTTTGAAAACAACGAAGTACCGTTAAGTGTTATGATGAAAGATATGTTAACAACCTACAAGATGGGTTGGAAGACTAGTTACTATCAAAACACTTATGACTTTAAGGGTGATGATGAGAATGTTCAACCTGCTGGTTTGGAAGAAACTACAGTTGACAATCAAATTAATGGTGCTACAATGAACGGCACTATAAATGGCCATAATGGAGTTAATGGACATGTGAATGGTAAAGAAACTATCACTGTGGATATTGATGACGGCGAAGAATGCGAAGCATGTAATATATAATAGAACGTATGACGAAAAAGAGAGAGAGACAGACATTGGCTAAAACAGTATTCAACAAAAAGAAAGTAGACTTTACTAAAGAATTTATGTTCTTTGGAGAAGACGGTAACACACAACGTTATGACGTATTTCGTTATCCAGAGTATGACAAACTTAATCAAACTATGTTAGGTTACTTTTGGAGACCTGAAGAAGTTTCTTTACAGAAAGACAGAGCAGACTATCAAGACTTTCGTGAAGAAGAAAAACATATTTTTACAAGTAACTTAAAATATCAAACACTATTAGATAGTGTACAGGGACGTGGACCTTGTCTTGCTTTCCTACCATACTGTTCTAATCCTGAATTAGAAAGTTGTATTGTGGCTTGGGACTTTCAAGAAACAATTCACAGTCGTTCATATACACACATTGTAAAAAATGTTTATGCAAATCCTAGCGAAGTATTTGATACTATCTTAGAAGACAAAGAAATTCTTGCTAGAGCAGAAAGTGTTACTAAAGAATACGACAAGTTTAATGAGATTGCAGACAATTGGTTCCATCATAAGAAAGGCGATATGTATGAAGTCAAGAAGCAATTATACAAAGCAATGATGACTGTAAACATTTTAGAAGGTTTACGTTTCTATGTATCATTTGCATGTACGTTTGCATTTGGCGAGCTAAAGAAGATGGAAGGATCTGCAAAGATTATTTCGTTGATTGCACGTGATGAAGCAACACATTTGAATTTATCTACACACATTTTAAAGCATTGGATGAAAGGTGATGATGATCCAGATTTTGTTAAGATTGCTAAAGAGTGTGAAGAAGAAGTTTATGAAATGTGGCGTGAGTGTGTTGAAGAAGAAAAGCGTTGGGCAGATTATCTTTTTGCAAAAGGATCAATTGTAGGACTTAATGCAAATCTACTACATTCATATGTAGAGTTTATTGCTAATAAGAGATTAAAAGCACTAGGACTTAAAACAATCTACGATCGTCCATTAAACACTAATCCTTTACCGTGGACACAGCACTGGCTATCTAGCTCAGGCTTGCAAGTTGCTCCACAAGAAACAGAAGTAGAAAGTTATATCGTTGGGGGTGTTAAACAAGATGTTGAGAAAGATACCTTCAAAGGTTTCGAACTTTAGATAAGTATTAGTATGTTCAAAGCTCAATTTAAAAAACATTCACCATACGAATCTTGGGTAACAATTGGATCATACGGTTCAGAAGCACAGGCTATTTCTGCTGCTTTAGGAAAGAAAAGACAAAATGTTATTATGGTAAGAGTTACTGATAAAAAAGGATCAGTAATTTATTCTGGTTAACGTATGAGATATTTTTTACTACAGTTGATAGATTGGAAAATTGCACTTCTGCAGAAATTCAGATTGTTTGTATCAGGCGAATCTAAATACATATATACAGATAAGCAACAACAACAATTTTTAAAGAAATGGATGATGAAAGAATGATTGAGATATACGGAAAACCAAGTTGTCCTTTTTGTGTTAAGGCAGTAAACTTATGCAAAACACGTCAACTTGAACACACATATAAATCACTAGGAACAGATTATTCAAGAGAAGAATTACTTGAATGGTTTCCAGGTGCAAGAACAGTGCCGCAAATTAAAATTAATGGTAAAACAATTGGCGGTTATAATGAATTTGAAAAGTATCTAGATGACACAGGATACAACGGAACAGGACACACTATATGATAATTGAAACACCTTACAAAGTAGGAGACACAGTCTCTATTAAACTTACATCAGGCGAGGAAGTTGTCGCAAGATACAAAGAAGATAAAAACAGTGCTATGGTACTGTCTAAACCTTTAATGGTTACAGCAACACAAAAAGGCTTAGGTCTAGCACCATTTATGTTTACTATTGGTACTGACGCTACAGTGTCAATAGATAATAGCAAAGTAGTTTGTGTTGTAAAAACACAAGACGACATGTCTAAACAATATATTACAAGCACAACTGGAATAGCAACATAATGCCTGGCGTAGTAAGAGTAGGACAGGACGTACACGTTGGACACGCAAGTCCTACACCAAGTCCTTTCCATCAAACTTCTTACGCATCAGGCTCACCAAATGTTTTTACAAACGATAGTTCAACAGTAAGACTAGGTGATGTAACTGCTTGTGGTGACCCTGCAGTAGGTGCTTCACCAAATGTATTTGCTAATAGTATTGCTGTTCATAGACTAGGAGATGCAACTGCTGGTCATGGTAGTTGGGTTCCAAATGCAGCAGCCACAGCAAGTGGCAATGTTATAGCGAACGGATAGTGCTATGCCGAAGTATAGCAATACAGAAGCAGTACTAACAGCAGACGGTTTTAGTTTTAAAACACTCCCTACAAAAAATCAAACAGCAAGATTTGAATATGTAGTCTTTGATTACATAAAAGATAATCCTGGAACACGTGGTAATAAATATAGTAGTTACGTAGGCAAACACTACGATGATGATGGAACTACTAGCGAATGACATTAATTAAACGTGCAGACAAGGGACAAGCATTAACCTACGAAGAACTAGATGGCAACTTTACACATCTAGGAGGTGATGGGAGTTATCAGTTCCCTGCGACAGACGGCACACCAAATCAAGTATTACAAACAGACGGAAACGGCAATTTAACTTTTCAAAGTGCTGGTCTTCCTGAATTAATTACAGCAGATTTTAAAGGCAGTGTATTTGCAGATGACAGCACTTTGGTTATTGACGGACTTAACGGTTCTGTTTTTGCATCTTCTCTAAGGACACAAGATGAAACAATTGCTCTAGCATCTTCCGCAGGTGCTACAGGTCAACTGTCAGGTGGTATTGCTATAGGATTTGAAGCAGGTAATCAAAATCAAAGTGAAGGCGGAATATTTGCCTCCCACGCTTCTGAGCGTTCTAGTGTTGCTATAGGATATCGAGCAGGAAAAACAGATCAGGCATCTAGTAGCGTTGCTATTGGTTCGAACTCAGGATTGACTAATCAAGGTTACTTAAACACAGCAGTTGGATGGAAAGCACAAGAAACAAACGCCGGTAATAGAGCAGTTGCTATAGGTGCGCAGGCTGCCGAATTTGCACAAAGTAATAACAGTATAGCAATAGGATTTGAAGCAGGAGCCACTTCACAAGGACAAAATTCAATAGCAATTGGTTATACGGCTGGTAGAAGCGGTCAGGGTGCCAAGTGTATAGCAATTGGAAGTGTTACTGGAACTTCGAATCAACCAGATGAAACATTGATAATTTCAGCAGATCTAGCAACAATTGCTCCTTCAGGATCTGGCGAAGCATATATAAGTCCTATTCGAGAAGTAACAGGCGGTTCTGCTCCTGCAGGATTTAGTCCAATGTATTACAACCCTACAACAAAAGAAGTCATAGTTGTATCTCCATAGTTAATTTATAGATAACTACTTTTACAATAATAAAGGTAATAGATTTATGAATAAAATAAAAAAATACATATGGATGGGAATTGGATTCTTATCACTGGGCATGGCCTATATAGGTGTAGTTGTTCCAGGTATTCCGTTTTCAATCTTCTTAGTATTTGCAGCATATTGTTTTGCAAAGAGTAGTAAACGTATGCACGATTGGTTATACAATCACAAATATTTTGGACCGTTCTTAACAAACTGGGTACAGAAGAAAGTATTTCCTACAAAAGGAAAATATTTAATGATTGCTGTGATGGCATCATCACTTGCTTTCTTTTGGTTTACTACATACAACATTGCCGCAGTGGCTTGGACAGGTGGTTCAATGGCATTAGTAGCAATATGGGCTTGGAGATATCCAGGTTCAGTTGAAGAACAAAAACGTAGAGTAAAGGCAGGCAAAAGGATTGCTTGGTTAAAATAATATGAAGTGCGAACAGGGAGATTTAGCAAAAATTATATTTTCGGTAAACGAGAACAACATCGGTAAGATAGTTCTTGTTGACAAATATATTGGTAAATTTGATGCAGGAGGCAGATTTGATTTTAGAGGTGTTACCTGCGTTGTCCCTGTTGCAGATCATTATTGGTGGATAAGCGGAGAAGGCCTAAGCAATATGTTTGGTGATACACCTAAAGCATATATTGCAGACAGTTGGCTAGAACCGCTTCGTCCAGACACACAAAAATCATCACAAAAAGAAAAAATACCTTATCAAGAAGTTGCATAAAAAGGTTGACAAACTAAACGACCTCTGCTATATTAGTTAAACATTAGCAAAAGGGAAAGCAAATGCCGATACTATATCATTTTGAATTGACTAACAACGATATATACGAAGTCGTTGCAATGGGTTTTAAAGATGCATGTCTTACCCTAGAAGAACAACATCCAGAAATCAAAATAGACGACATACTTCTCATAGCAGAATATCCAAACCCCATACCGGGCGTAGACACAATACATTAAGAATACAGGGCTTGTAGTTCAGTGGTAGAACCGGCCGCTCATAACGGTCTTGTCGGGAGTTCGATTCTCTCCGGGCCCACCATTCTTTGGCAGTGTAGTTTAATGGTAAAACAGCGGGTTTATACTCCGTAGCAACAGATAATTGGCTGATGTCGGTTCGAATCCGGCCACTGCTACCATTCTTAAAAAAAGATTGACAAACCTTTAAAAAGGTGTTATAAATATAGTGTAATTGATGACAGCATCATATGTCACAAGAACAGGACTCGGGGGCAGTACCCGACGCCTCCACCATAAGCACATTGAAGATTAACACAGACAATTTAATGTGCTTATGATGGGGGCGAACTAGGATCGACTGGCTTGTTAAAGGTGAACGAGATTACCGGGATGTAAGCACCGTTATCGCGAACAAAACGATAGACGCAAACGAAAACTTTGCTCTTGCTGCCTAGTTTAACTAGGTGACGGGGTTGGCAACTTACCTGGCAACAGAAAAGTTGCACTTTCAAGAATAAGTGCTTGACATATTATTATAGATAAAATATAATGCAATAGACTTTAAAAAATTTTAAAGCAAACTAACAGGACTAAAAAACTATATGATTGAAGAAAAGAAGATTCCTACTATTACCTTTCAGTGTAGAGTAGGCGATGAAGCACCAGAAGACGGCGGCTGTCCAATTGGCGGCGAATTTGTAGGTAAGACTACTGATGATTTATTTGCAGGTAAGAGAGTTATTGTGTTCTCTTTACCAGGTGCATTTACACCAACATGTTCAACTTATCAACTTCCGGGATTTGAAGAAAACTATAAAGCCATTACTAATACCTTAGGCATAGATGAAATTTACGTTTCAAGTGTTAATGATAGTTTTGTAATGAATGCTTGGGCGCAACACCTTGGCATTAAGAACGTAAAAGTTATCCCAGACGGTAATGGTGAACTAGCAGAAACATTAGGTATGCTAATTGACTTTAGACACAAAGGATTTGGTATGCGTTCAAGACGTTTCGCTGTTGTTATCAATGACGGCGTAGTAGAAAAAGGTTTTGTCGAACCAGAAGCGTCAAAAGAAAATGACGATCCATATGGCGAAACATCACCAGAAAATATAATGGACTATTTGACTGCCAACGATAATATTGCGGCGGCATAATAAAAACAAAAAGGAATCGTTTTTTGAAATTTGAGAATGCTCTACTACGGAGAGAAAATCAGTGTCCTCCAATATGGATGATGAGGCAAGCAGGTAGATACCAATCATCATACATGGCAATGAAACAAGATTGGTCATTTGAACAAATGTGCAAACTTCCAAGACTTGCATCAGATGTAGCAATGCTACCTATTGATGAATTTGATTTTGATGTAGCAATACTTTTTAGTGATATACTGTTTCATCTAGAAGGGCTAGGGTTACCGTTGAAGTTTAATCCAGGGCCAAAGTTCGAATGGAACCTAGACGAAGACAATTGGGTAGATCATAAAGACATAGGAAAAGCATTAAAGTTTTTGAATTTTCAATCAAAAGCACTTAAACAAACTAGAGATAGGTTATCTCACAAAAAAGGATTAGTTGGATTTGTAGGTGGACCTTGGACTATTTTAAATTATGCGATAGGTGATGAAGAAGTAAGCGATGACTTCAAACACAACTATTTGAAGAATGTAATTGTACCATTACTTAAAGAAAGTATTAAAAAACAAATTGAAGCAGGTGCTGATTGTGTAATGATATTTGATAGCGGTCTTTCAAATATTAATAAGAGTTATTTTGACAAAGAATATAGTGTTGTTCTTTTGAAACAACTTGCAGATGTCGGCAATACAGCATATTATTCTAGAACACTTCCTTATAATAGTTTAAACAAAGTAATTGATTTAAATTTTGCAGGTATAGGTGTAGATAGTACAGTTGACCTAAACAAAACTCTTAAGAAAGTTGATACAGGATTTGTACAAGGAAACTTTGACGAAACATTACTTTTACAAGATAGTGAAACATTAGAAAAAGAAATCCAAAAATGGCTCAAAACTATCGAAGATCCTACAGGATGGGTATGTGGTTTAGGTCATGGTATTTTAAAAGAAACACCTCCTAAGAATGTGTCCTTATTTGTAAAAACTGTAAGAAATTACTTTATATAACCCTAGTATATTAGTATCTACCTATATTCTATAACACGGTGGTTTTTCCGTCGATCTATTAAATACTTGTATATACTTGACACTGTTCACTTATTGTGTTACAGTATTATAGTAAAGTAATAGAAAGGTTCTATTACGAACATTGTGATAAACTACAGGCGAAAGCCGGGAGAAACACAATGAATAAACTTTTCGTAAACATAAGGTACTTCATAGCACCATTGTTAATACTTGTAACACTCGCAGGAGTGTTGGCAGGTGGAGCATGGGCATGGACAGGTGTAGGCTTATTGGGAGTAGGCATTATACTTGACACACTTATCACTAAACACACTCGTGGAGCAGTTGATGAGAATGGAGAGACCTTAGGTATCCCCTGGTTACAGAATATGGTTATGTATTTGATGTTGCCAGTCTTTGTAGCATTACAGTTAGCTCTTGCTTACCAAATATTTAATGGTATGGCAGGTGCAGAACTATTAGGTGCTACACTATCAACAGGTATATTTGCAGGCATAGGTATAATCTATGGGCATGAACTATCGCACACCAAAGGCATTGCATTTGTAATAAGTCGTTGGATGATGGGACTAAGTGGTTCAGCACATTTCTGTTATGCTCATGTGTACAATCATCACTTGGAATTAGCAAGTGAAGATGATCCTGCAACTGCACCTAGAGGACGTGATATCTATTCACACTATGCTAAATCACACTTAGGACAAAGTAAGTTCTTGTTTGAAATGGAACGTGGTAGATTGAAACGTTTAGGTAAACCTTTCTTATCCGTAAGTAACAGATGGATAAGAGGTTACATGATGAGTGTACCTACACTTGCATTGTTTTTCTTTGCAGGTGGTTGGTTAGGTGTCGCATGTATCGGACTTGTTTGGTTAATATCAAACTTCGAACTTGAAGCACTTAACTATCTTGAACACTATGGTTTGATTCGTGTTAAGAGCGAACCAATAGACTATAGACACTCATGGGATAATTCTACATTATTCACAAGTTGGTTCTTCATAGAGATTGGTCGCCAGGCTGATCATCATGACAGAGGTGAAACACACTTCTGGGAACTTGACGAAGTAGGCGCACCTAACACAGGTGTAGGTTACTTCACACTTTTTGCATTAGCATTAATTCCTCCTGTGTTCAATCGCTTTATGAAAAAGCATTTGGACAAATGGGATAAGGAGATGGCTACTGAAGCAGAAAGAGAAATAGCAAAACAGTTCGCTTAAACTGTGGGGGTGTCGGCAACGGCACCCTTTCTTTTTGGCTAAATTTTCTTACCCCTAGAGGCAAGTTGTACGATAAATACCTATATGAATAAAGAAGAATACAACGATACAGTTATTAGAATTAATAAAATTATCGACGAGCAGGTACAACCTGCTGTAGAACAACACGGAGGTTTTATTAAGTTTGAAGACTTTGATCAGAAAACAGGCCGTGTAAGTGTTTTACTACAAGGATCATGTTCCGGCTGTGCAAGTAGTACAGTTACTCTTAAATTGGGTGTCGAGAATATGCTTAAACATTACATTCCAGAAGTAACAGCAGTTGACGGAATGGACGATCCAAACTTTAACAATCCTTACTATTAATCAATAGACACAGTCTATTAGATTTTATATTTTTTCTGTGCTATAATAATTTAAATATAGCATAAGGAGAAACCATGCCACCACGTAATCATAAGAATTGGTTAGCACAACCAAACGTAGAATCAATCAGTAGCACAGCCTACAATAGTCCAGAAATATTTGCACAAGAACAAGAACATATCTTTTCAAAGGTATGGGTGCCTATATGTCACATTAGTGAAATGTATAATCAAGGAGACTTTAGAACTTCACAGATAGCAGGTGTAAACGTACTTGCATACAATACTGGCAAACGTGTTCATGCATGGCGAAACTATGGAATTAGTCAGCCAAGCGGTACATTTAAAGCACCTGTCGTAACAAGTGAACCTAAACTACACTGTGAAGTAAAGCACGGAGGTATGGTATGGGTAACACTTGATCCTAATCCTACACAGAGTGTTGAAGAGTGGACAGCAGGGGCATTTGATTGTATAGCAGATGCTATTGACACAGAAGAAATGGAAGTGTTTCATTATCACAAAGCAGTTATAGATACAAACTACAAACTTTGGCACGATACTAACAGTGAATTCTATCACGACTTCATGCACTACTTCAATCGTGTAAGCGGATTCAATGATGAATACTTTGCACGTAAGAATATACCTTTTGACAACGGACATGTAAATGTAAGTTCATTCACTGTCAACTACGAAGAGTATGAAGGCTTTGAAGATAGAGGCGAACTGTCCTTTCCTAATCTGCCGCCCAACCAATGGTATATGGTAGACTTGTTCCCAGGCTTTAATTTTAACTTGCGTGGCAGTGCGTATAGAAGCGACAGTGTTACTCCATTAGGTCCTAACAAAGTGCTTATAGAGTTTAGAGGTTATGGACTACGCAAAGACACACCAGAAGAAAGACGCACACGTATCAATCATCACAACAGCATATGGGGACCGTTCGGGCGTAACCTACATGAAGACCTAATTGGTGTAGCAGGACAAGGAACTACAATGCGTGAAGGCACAGAAGCACGTAACATATTGCATGGTAGACATGAGAACGGAACCATACACGATGAAGTAGGCATGCGCCATTACTATACAGAATGGGGCAAGTATTTGGATGTTGATCCGTACCAGCAAACGTTAATTTCTTCTTGACTTTAATTCTAAACTGTCATATAATTAAGAATGATTAATAAAACTCTAACCAAAGAATATCCTAAACTTTTGAAAACTGTTAATGGTAATACCAGTCAGGAAGAAAAGTTAAAGGCTGTTCATGAATTTATTGAGTTATTAGATATTCTGGTAAAGGAAGTAGAAAATGGCAACATTAGAACAGAAGCAAGAACTAGTAGAAACAATTAAAGGCAAGCGTTATTATCGCATACAAATTTATGGGTATGGTGGCGAACACGCTTACGGCACACTCACAAAAGAAGCACATGACTTTTGGAAAAAAGTAGTAGAGGATCACGGCGATGGTGATTTATGCAACTATCTTCTTAATGCACAAGATGATGATTTTGAATTCGAAGACATTGATAGTGTACCACCTGAAGCAGACTTTCTAATGAGTCCGGATAGTGACGGAGAAGAATGGCGCAGCAGTTGGTATGAGATGCCGTCAGAGTTTGAACACATTAATAGTGTTAGTATTGATAGTGGAAACATAAACGTTGACGAAGTTGATAGTAACGATTACAATGCTACCCATATAAATGAAGTTATAGCGAACAAAGATATCAATGAACTTGCAAGTGCTATTAGTGAAGAAACTGATTGGGAAACAGAAATCTTAGACCCAATTGAAGACTTATATCCCGACAAAGGAACTTACATCATACAAATGTTAAGTATGGAAAAAGGTACATTCTTTGATGCAACTGTTGAAACTGTAGGTGACTTTGATCCTAAGAAACTTAAGATCCAATATAGTGAAGCACCTAATGGTGAAGATGTTATACACACTATTTCATATAACAATGAAGAACTAGATAATGTAGGTGGCGACACAAACGGTAAAGGATATAGTGCAGCAGTTTGGCAACAATAGTGTAAAAAATACTTGACATTATGTTGCATATAATATACAATATAAACTATAATTAACAAACGAAAGGCATATAATGGCTAGGTTTAATAAGTTTTTAGGCACTATCAAAGGCAAAATATTCTTTATACTGGTTACATTATTACTAATATCAGGAGCGTTCGGAACAGGTACATTCTATCCAAATGCTCATATCAAAGAAAAATTAGTATATAAGATTGAAAGTTTAATACTAGATCGTGCTAGTGATCTTGGACTACACGAACCAGACTTCAAATACAACTCACCAGAATCATTTACACAAGCAGTTAGCGATTGTGTAGATTATCTTAACTTTACAGTACATCACGACAAACGAATACCTAAAGGTTTAATTATTGCTATGGCTGGTATTGAAAGTGGATGGGGTACAAGTAGGTTTGCTAAAGAAGGTAATAACCTATTTGGTATTAGAACTTGGGATCCAAAAATTCCACAACTCAAACCCTTAGATCTACCCGATGCTAGGTTTGGGGTACGAACATACCCAACAAAGTGTCAAAGTGTACAAGATGCCATTGATATTCTAAATAGGCATCCTGCATATGCAGACTTTCGAATAGAAAGAGCAAGACAATCTAAATGGGCTGAAACTTGGAATTACGAACTATTAGTTCCGCATATTGCTCCTTGGAGTACTAACGAATTGTATAGTGCTATCATTTTGGACACAATTAATGCTAGACAATTACTATAAAAGGTAGTATACTGTATATATTAATTAGGCAATAGAGAGGCACAAATGGCAAAGAACAAATACGGACCAAGATATCTTAAAGTAAATTTTATGGATATGAGTAAACACTGGGCAGTAGATACTGAGTATCCTATAGAAGGTAGTCGTGGTAATTCATACACAGTTGAGTTTACTAAGAAAGGCTTTACTTGCGACTGTATGGGCATGACAATGCACGGCAAGTGCAAACACACTAGAGCAATTGCAGAACGTTGGCAAGCAGTGTGTTCCGATAACTTTAACATTAACGATTACGCATTAGGAGCCTAATATGACAATGCACCTTGCACGTGGTCTTACAACCATCAACACAAAAAAACGTAAGAAGAAACCTGTAACTCAAGGTCAACTTGAGAAGTATACTATTCAATGGCGACAGCATAACAAAGATATGCGTAAGAAAAACTTGCACAGTTTTCAGTTTGAGAAACTAGATGACTTTGTAAAATATATGCGTGGCGAATACAAACCAAAACGTAAGACAGAAACTATTATGCGTACACCTTGGCACTACAGTGGTCCAACACGTAGAGAAACAGAAAACATTCCTAGTCTTAAGAGTGAGCATACATTTGCTCCTTGCACTAAGAAAGAATCAATGCAGTACACAGGCGAGCGTAAACTTGTAGGTATTGCAATGATGCACAAAAGTAATCTTGTTCCTGTGTTTGCAGATGACGATGACAAGACAGGTAGTAAACAGGCAACTGAAATTGCACAAATGAGGAGAAACTGATGTTAGAAGGTATTTTAATACTTGCTATTATTGTAAAGATTTTTGGTAATGAAGTCTTTATGATTTGCATATCAGGTTGTAACTAAACTACTATGTTATCTATACTTCTTAACATTTTAAATAAAGGATGTACACTATTATGAAATATTCATCATTAGCAATGTTAATTGTTATCGCTACAGTATCTACGACATTCGCTCTAGATGCTCGTACTGAGACGTTGATGGACAACTCGAACAATACGACAACACAATATTACACAGCAGAATCTAATCCAAAAGAGTTTTGTCTAGCACAGAATATCTATTACGAATCACGTACAGATAATCTTGCAGGCATGGCAGCAGTTGCTGACGTAGTATTAAACAGAGTTTATGACACACGTTATCCAAATGATATTTGTAGTGTTGTGAAGCAAGGACCAATTTCAAAATGGTGGAAGGAAGAAAAAGGAAAAGAAGTTCCAATTAAACATCGTTGCCAATTCAGTTGGTATTGCGATGGTAAGCCTGATGATCAACCAAAAGGCGATAAATGGCGACAGGCACAAGAGATTGCTTACAAAATGTATCACTTCGACTATCTAAGAGGTATATCAGATGGTGCAACACACTATCACGCAACTTATGTTGATCCTAGTTGGAACAAGAGTATGCATCTTATTGGAAGGATTGGATTGCATATATTTTATGTTTCCAGATAATCATTTTGGAAAGAAAACACTTGACAAGTACAGAAATTTATAGTATTATGTACTTGTTAAATACAAAACCGGAAAGGTAAAACTATGAAAAAGGCAATAACAAAGGCAGTATTGACAGTAGCAACACTAAGTTTATTAGGTGCTTGTTCGTCAATGAAAACTATAGAAGTACGTGAAACAAAAGCAAATCCAAATTGGTATATCGAATGTGAACAAATTGGTTCAGAAGGTTTCTTATTTTGGAAAGACGATTATGCTTATGCATGTGGCATGGGAGAAAGTATCTATGAACAAGCAAGTGAATCGCAGGCTTATGCATTTGCTGTAAAAGGCTATGCAGAAAGAATCAACGGTACAGTTAACAGTTCAACTGTTGTCGACATCCAAAACGACAAGAGAAGCGATCGTACCAGAGTAGAACATCTCGTTAAGAATACAACTATTAGAGAACATCTTGAAGTTAAGAAGTACTCATACGAATTGGCAAGTACAGGCCGAGTACACACTTATGTACGAATTAAGATGCCGCTCGATGTATTCGATAGGTTAATCCAAGAAGCAAAGCAGGTACAGTAATGTTTAAAATAGCACTAATCATAACAAGTGCTGTTTTACTTACTGCTTGCGCTTCTACTAACCAACCACTAGTGCAGGCAGAAAAGCCACAGTACTGTAACACATCAGAAGAAATTGTTGTTCAGAACGGACAAACTGTTGACAGTGTTACTCTGATAGAATGCACAGACGATAACATAAAAAAACTTTTTGCAGTTAAAAGCGGAATGGCACCTAATTGCGGAGAGTTTACTTACTGGACAAAACTAGGAGGTCATGATGTTCAAAGGCGCGGAATCAGTTGTCAAAAACCTGATGGTACTTGGGAAATCATTAATACTGGCATTAACTATTAGCACAGCATCTTATGCTGAAACTATGTGGGATCCTAAGTTCTATGAATATAGTTCTAATGGTATTATACCTAGACTAGTAGAGTTTGGGTTTGGCTGGAATAAGAAACTTGACAATCAACAAAAGATAGCATATCATCAGAGCATTATACATGCATTAGAATATGCAGAGAATGGTGGCAAAGTAAAATGGTATCTAAATGATGCTAGTGGATACTCTGTCCCAGTTGTTACATGGCCTGTGAGTGACGGGTATTGCAGGCGCTTACATTTAAGTGTAATAGCACATGGTAAACACAAAACTAAAGCGGTATCGGCATGCTTTAGTAATATGGATAGTAATTGGACTTGGCATAGGGAATAAATATATACAATGATATTTGGAATACTAACATTTTTATCTGCACTTACGATTAGTGCAATAGCAATCTACTACAGTGTAGCAGGTTTAGCCGCAATCTTTGCGGCCGCAGTTATCCCCATTATAGTTATGGGTGTAGCATTAGAAGTAGGTAAGTTAGTTACAGCAGTTTGGCTCCATCGATATTGGGATCGTGCTACATGGTGGTTAAAAACTTATCTTTCTTTAGCAGTATTCATACTCATGTTTATTACAAGCATGGGTATTTTTGGCTTCTTATCTAAAGCACATATTGAACAGACAAGTATGTCGCAAGAACAAGTTGCTCTTATAGAAACACTTGATGAAAAAGAAACACGAAGTCAAGCAAAAATTGAAAGATGGCGTACTGAATTAGATCGTTTAATGAGTGGCGATGATGTACGTGTAGACAGCCTTATTGAAAAAGAAGAACTAGGCTTAGATAAAATTTATGCTCGTATTAACGCAGAAAAAGATGCATTAAGAGCAGATGCTAAATTTAAAGTTGAACAGCAACAAACACGTATCAAACAAGCACAGGATAGACGTGATGCAGAAATTACCGCCGCTGAGAAAAAGTTTGAAGGATCATTCGGCGGAACAAAAGCATATGATGATGCAGTTAAAAAAGCAAAGAATAATGAACTAAGTGTAGCATCAAGAGCACAAAAAGAAATACTTGCAATCAATACAAAACTAGATGAAGACTTATCTAAAGTTGAAGGCAAATACAGTGCTGATCTCAAAGCAATCAATGATCGTATTCAAAACCTACGTAATCAAGCAAATACAAAAACAGTAGATATTGATGGCCGTGTAGTAGAACTAGAAGGTTTTATTGAAAACGAGCAGGTTAAGATAGATGCAGTTAACGAAGAAAAATTTGGTTACGAAAAAGAGTATCGTAAACTAGAAGCAGAAGTAGGTCCTATTAAGTATATTGCAGAATTCATATATGGTGAAGATGCAAATCAAAACTTACTAGAGGCAGCAGTAAGATGGGTGATTATAATTATTATATTCGTGTTCGATCCGCTTGCTGTATTACTATTAATTGCAAGCCAATATACATTTAATTGGCATCGCAAGAACAAAGGCGGTGATTTGCCGGGAAAGCCAAATCCAGATCCTGAGCCAGGACCTCCTTATTCAGACGAAGAGTGGAATGAAGCACATCGTAGAAACGATGAGTTCAATCGTGCAAAGAAGATAGCAGAAAACGTTCCGCCAGTACTGTCAAAAAAAAACACTGATCAATTCCTACTATGGCCAGACGTAGATCCTGAACCTAAAGAACAGACTTTACATGAAATGGCTATGGAAGGATATGAATACGAAAAGAAATTATATGCAGACGAAGATCAAATGGAACTTGATTTTGAAAAAGAAGTTGAAGTTCCAGGTAACGATTTAGATAAATGGAATGAATGGGTAGAGGCTGCTAATAAGGCTGCTGAAGACGATCCAGAACTACTAAACACGTCGGAAGAAGAAAGAATTGCTATTACTAAATGGAAAGCAGAAGACGAACGCAACAGTGTAAAATTTAGTAGAAAATTACTTGATGAAGGTAAAATAGAAACTTTGCCTTGGATGAAACATTTACAACCAAAACCAGACCACGAAGAAGATACTACTAAAGAATGGCAAGAGTTATACGAAGAAGTAACAGCACCACACGAAAACTCTAAATTTAAAATTATGCCAGACTTAGAAAAAGAAATCAAAGTTGGCAAGCCTATCTACACAGAAGTTGTAGAGGACCAAGAAGAATTAAAAAAAAAGAGAGAATATCTAAATTGGATAGAAAAAGAGGGAAAACAACAAATCAAGAAGACAAAAGAAATACAAGAATAGGCTATATACAAAATGCAGAACAAGGCGAAAGTACAGTTTGGAAAAGACTCAAAGAAAGGCAAATGTGAAAAATAGAATCACAATAATAACACCACCGGATGATATTGCCCAAGACGGTGTTAGAATTTTAGTATACGGATGTACGAAAGAACAAACTCTTTTGATTTCATCTGTCATTTATCAATTAAAAGAATGTAAACCTACCATTATATATGTTAGTAATGGACAAAATGATAGTGAATGGGCACTTGACAAAAAATTAAAATGTAGTATAATAATATTTAATGCAGAAGCAGATGATCAAACTATGATAGGATATTTAACAGCACAATCAAATTCATATTATTTTGGACAACTGCGAACATTAGAAGGTGTCAATAATAATAGAATTGATACCGAAGAACAACTAACAACTATAATAGGGGATCACATAACTTAATATGCAAGGATATAATAGAAACAAAGGGAAAAACAACTATAGTAGTTTTTCTAATTATAAAAAACCAAATAGAGATAGAGACAACAATAGCAATCCTGCTCCAGGTGGGTTACAAGTTTTTGTTCGTGAAGGCGAAGACATAAACAAAGCTCTTAGAAAATTAAAAAAGAAAATTGAGAGAGCAGGTTTATTTAAAGAATTAAGAGATAGGCAATACTATCAAAAGCCAAGCGAAAAAAGAAGAACAGCAAAAAAGGCTGGGATCGCAAGATGGAAGAAGAAACAAAAAGAAGCGGCTAAAATTTAATCGCTTGACATTTTAGGCAATTACTGTTATAATAAATTAATACACTCGAAAGGCAAACACGTATGAATACAGATATCATGATAGATCTAGAAACTCTAGATACTACTCCAAATGCTACCATCCTAACTATAGGGGTAATTAAATTTGATCCTTTCGGGGATGACCTTAATACTAAGAACTGTGAAAAATTATATCTCAAAGTAGATGTAGATAGTTGTAATGAACTAGGACTTTCAACTAGCTCGGCGACTATTGCTTGGTGGGGTGAACAAAGTAAAGCAGCACAAGATGAAGCATTTAGTACTGAAGGTCGTATACACATTAGAGATGCTTTTGATAAACTGTACAAGTTTTGTTGGGGCGCACAAAGAGTTTGGAGCCACGGTGCAGCCTTTGATATAATAATCTGCGAAAATGTATTTGCAAAATTAGAAAAGATGGTTCCTTGGAATTTTTGGCAGGTAAGATGCACAAGAACTCTATTTGATATAGGTATCAATCCTGAAAGACCTCCTGTGCTTGCACACCATGCACTGGAAGACGCTTGGAATCAAGCAGTAGGTGTGCAGAATGTTCTACGAACACTTAGAACAAGTTCTAAACTAAATGGTGATTATATCCAGCCATATGCAAAAACGAGGTAATAATGAGAATCGAACAAGATATTAAACTAGACTACAAGGATGTATTGTTTAAGCCGAAGCGTTCTAAATTAGAAAGTAGACGTGATGTTGACTTGACTCGTACATTCAAATTTCATTACGGTAACGAATGGACAGGTGTACCTATTATGTCAAGTAACATGGACGGTGTTGGTACATTTGAAATGGCTAAAGTATTACAAGAACATAAGATGATTACTGTAATGAGAAAGCACTACTCCGTTGATGACTGGAAAGAACAAAGTCAAGGTGTAAAGATGAAGTACCTAAGTGTTTGTACAGGTACAGGAGTTATTTGGGATAAAGATGCAAAAGACTATGCTACTATGAAAGCAGTACTAGCGATGTATCCAGACATTAAGTTTATTACTATTGATGTTGCAAATGCTTATCATGAAAACTATGCAGACTTTATTTCAAGAGTTAGAGATGCATACCCAGACAAAACTATTATTGCTGGTAATGTTATTTCAGCAGAGATGACAGAAGAACTTATTATCAAAGGTGCTGACATTGTTAAGTGTGGTATTGGTCCAGGATCAGTATGTACTACAAGATTAATGACAGGTGTTGGTGTACCTCAACTATCAGGCATTATTGAATGTGCTGATGCGGCCAACGGTATTGGTGGACACATTATTGCTGATGGCGGTTGTGTGTATCCAGGAGATGTAAGTAAAGCCTTTGGAGCAGGTGCTCACTTTACAATGCTAGGCGGTATGTTAGCAGGACACAAAGAAGGTGGCGGTAACATTATTACAAAACATACTGCAACAGGTGGTGCTCACAAGTTAGACAACGGAACTTATGTTCCACGTTTTGAAGAACAAAACTTTGTTGAGTTCTACGGAATGAGTTCAGATGCGGCAATGGCAACACATGGTACACGTAAAGATGGATACCGTGGAGCAGAAGGTAAACTTGTTTCTATTCCTTACAAAGGAGAAGTAGAAGGTACACTAACAGAAATACTAGGTGGACTAAGATCCACTTGCACATACATTGGTGCAAAACGCATTAAAGATATGCCTAAGTGTACAACATTCGTAAGATGTACACAACAGGTAAATCAAGTGTTTAATCAATTTAATGCGTAGTTTGGAAAGATTTAAACTTGAAATTTATCGTTTCATACATATATAATATATGAGTATGATAAATACTTTTGAGCAAACGCCAACAGGGTTTGTTCAAATTAACTTGCTTAATAAGGAGAAAACTATGACAAGCAAAAATCTATCTATCTTTAATCAACTAAGACCAGTAACTGTAGGATTTGATCCTATGTTTGAACGCTTTGAAAGTATGTTCAATGACGAGTTCTTTATGAACAGTTCAAGCAGTAACTACCCACCATACAATATCAATAAGACAGGTGAATACACTTATGATATTGAAGTGGCGTTGGCTGGATTTAGTAAAAAAGATATTAACGTAGAATACAAAGATAGTGTAATTACTATCAAATCTATTCACGAAACTAATGCAGATGACGGGGACGGTGTGCTTTACAAAGGTATAAGTAAAAGACACTTTACAAAAGCCTTTACTATTGCAGATGAAATAGAAGTAAAAGGTGCTGAACTTAAAGATGGTTTACTTAGAATTTCTTTGGAAAGAATTATTCCAGAATCTAAGAAAGCAAGAAGTATCGAAGTTAAGTAACTGTAGAACAATGTGAGGGAGGCAACTCCCTCACAATTTATAGGTTAAAATATGACGGACGTTAAAGAAGATATAATAATCGATGAACAAGTTAAAATAGACGTCCAGCCTCCGGGGTTGTGGAAAGTGCTGTTACTAAATGATGACGTAACTCCTATGGATCTTGTGATAGATATCTTAAAGGCATTTTTTAAACATACTGAAGAATCAGCAAAAAAAGTAACAATGGAAATACATAATACCGGCAGTGGTATTGCAGGAATTTATTCTCATGAATTAGCAGAACACCTTGCAATAGAATCTACATCCTATGCTAGGAAAAATGGATCTCCACTAAAAATTAGGATCGAGGAAGAATGAACAACCTTAAAGAATTAACATGGGAACACCATAAGAACGCAGAAAGACAACAATTTGTAAAACACTTAATGGGCGGATCAATTGATCCTAAACTGTATGCAACATATCTTTGGAATCAATTTCCGTGTTATGAAGTTTTAGAAGTTATGGCAAGAGCGCAAGGTCTATTAGATGACTTTCCACACATAATGAGATCTAAATCAATACTAGCAGATTTTAGAGAACTTTGGCCACAAGATGAGAAACCACCAGAACACACAATGGCAACTAAAAAATATCTTGCTCATATGAAAACAATTATGAACGATGCTGATAAACTTATGGCACATGTATATGTAAGACATATGGGAGACCTAAGTGGTGGACAAATGATTAAAAAACGTATTCCAGGTAAAGGAACGTTTTATGACTTTGAAGGTGATATAAAAGAAACTAAAGAGTCTATTAGAGCAAAAACAAATGACAGTATGGCAGACGAAGCAAAAATATGTTTTGATTATGCAACTGAACTATTCAAAGACATGATGCAATATGTCCCAAAGTAGTATAATATGGGATAAACTCATTGAGTGCAAACAAGAGATTCTTAATATCTTTGATGCTAACGGCACAGAATATGATGAACCAGGACTAGCACACTTTAACAACGAACTATGGATCAATAGAGTATGGCAAAACGAACATGTTCGTAGAGCTCATATTGATGTAGTTGATGCACGTGAAACAAAAGGCCTGTGGATGATGCATGTTTGTGTATTTCCTGTATTAAGCAATGATGGACCTATATATGGGTTTGATGTTATATCAGGTAAGAAGAAAATGACAGGTGCATTCCATGACTTCAGTCGTAGTAGTGGCGGTGTTAACCATCCTATGATTAACGGCTATATGGAAGCAGTACAAGACTTTGTACCAGAGAAGAGGCGTGCATTACCAGAGTGGGCAACAAACATCTTTACTCCAAGCATGATTGCAGCAAGTAATGTAAGAGAAGAAGAAGCAACTGTTATCATTCAACTTGCACTTGATAATCTACGTGCATACTTTGCAGAAATAGGCGAATTTACAGGAACTGCTGATCCTGAAAAAACAGCAGAAGCGCAGAACTACTACTGCCACAATCAGCAACAGAACCCACATACACCACGCACAATGAAGTCTTTAGGCTTAGATGAAGCGGACGTAGACAAGTTTTGCACTGACATGCTCTTTCCTAAACTGACATAAATACTTGTGTTATGAGATTCTTCGAGTTTAAAAAATTCCAAAGTGATGCGCAGAAAAAGGCGCATATTATCCGCAAGTTTGAAAAAATGAGAGCGGATGATCCTACGTTAGACAAAGCATATATGCTTATTGCTGGCGGTGGTGTAAAAACTGACGATAACAGTCCAGTAGCACAAAGGATTAAAGGATACTTAGAAGGTTCAAAAGATCCTGATGTAACTGCTGAAGTAATGGCATGGTGCATAAAAACAATTCCAACACTAGGTGATACTAATCAAGTTAATGAATTTGTAAATAAATTACAAGCAGGTATGGATTACGTTGATGTAAAAGAACTATGCCCACCCACCGGAATGACAGATATTGCTCCGCTTGAAAGTGTAGTTGATGAAGGTATTCCTAAAGAACTGTTCCGTAAAATGCAAAGTATGAAGTTTGGCAAGTCAGATGCTGGACCAGGTGAAGCAGCACTTGCTATCCTTTCAACTAAGATAACATATGCTTCTGATGCTGATGTAGATGAACAAGGTGGTGATATCTCTATAGACGGCGTAGGTAAGGTAGAGGTAAAAGGTAATGAAGGAAGACTAGGTCCTTGGACTACTATTAACAAGTCATTAACTAATTCACTTGAAGCATGGAACGCTTATAAAGAGATAAAAGCAGCAGCAGGAGTAAAAATGCCTGTTGGATTATCTGCTACAAAACTTAGTCAAGCAGTTCCTGAAGATTTTCCTAAAGAAGAAATATTAAACGCTATTATAAAAGATTACGATATTGCAAGCATTGCTGGTAATTTAGAAATAGGAAACCCAGAGTTTCGTAGAGAATGGAATAAGGTGTGTTTTAATGCATACCAAGCAGATAGCGGATTCAAAGGTTTATTACTTGTAGGACAAACGCATTACACCTATGCTGTTAAAGCAGAACAGTTAATTGATTCTGCTAAGATTTCATCAGCACAAGTTATATACAAAGGGCAGCAATTAAGAGAGAACATGCCCCAACTGTATATAAGATAAGTCCTTTACTAAACTACGCACATATTAACTACTCACACTAAATCATACATTTAGTAATAAATACTATTGGAATAATCATTACTCCGGGAGCGAAATCGGAATGAACAAAATTTGGGTAACAACTTTAATACTGACACTGACTGCTTCTACAGCAGTGGCTGATAGTATGACATTCAACTTTAAAAATCCCTCATTTAGTGGACAAGGATATTCTAACCACGTGTTGGCAATAGAGCAATTGCAAGCCAACAGAAAAGCAGCATTAAAAGACGAGGCTGAGGCTAAAGAACGTGCTGCTGCGAGAGAAGCAGCAAATACCACATTGGCAAAATTCTTGAACAACGTAGAATCTAGAATTTACGCACAAATTTCAAAGAATTTAGTTGACGGTATGTTCGAAGAGAACGGTGCATTAACAGGCACTGCTGAAATCGAAGGCGCGACAATATACTGGATAAAGGACGAAACAGCAGGCACCATAACTGTGCAAATCACAGAAGAAGACGGAACATTTACAGAACTAATTGTTCCGCTAACTGGATTTGGATTTTAGGAGGAACTAGTGCTTAAGACTGTGATGGCGATAGTAATGGCGATTGTACTCTCGGGGTGCGCCACATCTATGAATCAAGCGAAATGGACACCACCAGAAGTTTCACGGTCTCCAATTCAAAGCGTTCTTGATACAGTTCCTAAGTTAGACGGTCCAAAGATTACTATAGCAGTTTACAATTTTATGGACAAGACAGGGCAACGTAAACCAAATCAAAATTTTTCGCAGTTAAGTTCTGCGATTACACAAGGCTCAGAAGTATGGGTAGTACAGGCACTAAAGGAAGTAGGCGACAGCACTTGGTTCACTGTCGTAGAGAGGATTGGTCTTGATAACCTCGTCAAGGAAAGGCAACTTATTAAAAGTACAAGGGAAGTATATGAAGGCAAAGAGGCAATTAAATTAAAACCATTATTGTTTGCTGGTCTAATGATAGAAGGTGGTGTAGTTGGTTATGAAAGCAATATCGAAAGTGGGGGCATAGGTGCTCGTTATTTCGGTATTGGTGCTAACATGCAATACCGTATAGACCAAGTAACAGTGGCAATGCGAATCGTAAGTGTGCAGACAGGAGAAGTTTTGCTTACTACAGCGACCGAAAAGCGAATCGCTAGTCACAGGTCTGGAGCAGACGTATTTAGGTTCCTGGATCTTGGCACTAAGGCTTTAGAGATAGAAAGCGGAAGTGCTGTGAATGAACCTGTCAATTATGCTGTGAGAACTGCAATCGAAGCAGCCGTAGTTGAGTTAATACACCAGGGAGAGGTAAAAGAACTGTGGAAGTTTAAAGGCAAGGCGACACTTATACAAACTCATCCGCAGGACCATAATAACAAAACCATAAAGGAAGAAGGAGCGAATAATGAATAAATCATTTTCAATATCAAATATCCTTCTTGTTGCGATGTTGCTATTCTTAACACCTTCGTTTGCTAATGACATTTACATTACACAATCAGGCGACGGGTTGGACTTAGACATCACACAAGACGGAGCAAACAACGTAATCGGTACATCAAGTACTGACGTTACACTAGCAGGCGATACTATGAACTTTGCAATTACGCAAACAGGTAGTTCTAACACTATTGCTGCAATAATTAAGGGTGACACTTATACTGGCACCTGGCAGTTTACGGGTGACTCAAATACCGTGGATCTGCTATGTTCCAGTTCTGCTACAGGAAACTGTGATACTGTGACACTTAATATTACTACTACCGGAGACGATAACACATACGACTTTGACATTGGTGAAAGTGCCAGTGCTGATAGTTCAACTATTTCGTTTACTGTAACTGGTGATAATAACATCGTTAATACTGATGTAGACGGACAGAGCGCAGCGTTAACTGTAACAGTTGACAACAGTGCATCAACATCTATAAACAGTGATAACAGTGATGAAGGTGTTGCTATAACAACAACGCAAAGTGGTAATGGTGATAGTCAAGGAATGGGAATCACACTTGGTGTAACAGGTGGAGGCGGTAAAATTGATATAACTCAAAGCGGTATCAATGATAACATCGTTGACCTGACAATATCCGGTGATGACTTTGACGTTGATATAAGCCAGACAGACTAATGCGTTTATTGGTTGTACTACTTGTCATATTCTTGGCCGCGCCATCATATGCTAAAATAGGTGATGTGATACAGCAGCAAGGAGAAACAGACATTCAACGTAAGGATGGTCCTCGATTTGAAAAGATAGAGAAAGATTTTGATGTTGAAAGTTATGACAGTATAATAACCAAGAATGGTAAGACAGCAATACAGTTCCTTGATGAGACTCGGGTAGATGTAACAGAAAATAGCAAACTTGTTATTGATGAGTTTGTTTACGATCCTGATACTTCAACTGGTACCCTTGCACTAAAAGCAAGTTTTGGTACAGTAAGATATGCGAGCGGACAGATTGCAAAAAACTCTAGGCAAAATATAAAAATAAGAACACCCACAGCAGTAGTTGGTGTTCGTGGTACTGACTTTTCATTAACTGTAGATGAAACAGGAAGCTCTACTATCATACTGTTACCAAGTTGTACAATGGTAATGGGTCAACGATTGTGTGTTGTAGGAGAAATTGAAGTTTCAAGTGATATAGGAACTGTAATACTTAACAAAGCATTTCAGGCAACTGTTGTTGAAACAGAAAAATCACAACCTTTAAAACCTGTTCTACTTGATCTGTCAGAAGATTACATTAACAATTTGTTGATAATACGTAAACCAAAAGAAATAACAGCAGAAGAAGAAAGAGACCGTGTAAAAACAATTGCAGATATTTTAAAATTAGATTTCTTAGAGTTTGCAGAACTATCAAAAGATTACTTGTCCACACCAGAAGAAACTTGGACTAGTGAATTAGATTACGATCCACTTTCACAAAACTTTTTGTATGATGCACTTGATGCATCGTTAGCAAATATTCTTAGACAAATGGCAGACGAACTAGCAGCATCAGAAAGACTAAGTTTTTTAGGAACTAATGAAACTACTGGCATTACAGTATTGGATCAAGATCCTCAATACATCTATATTAGGGAAGACGCTGCAGGCAATTACGTTAAGATAAAACTAAACAAAGATTATACATACAGATTTAATCACCTTCAAGGCAGCAACGAGGTTACTGACTTTGATATAAACCCGGACGGAGGATCAATTAATAATGAAATTACTCTTATTCAGCGTAATTAGTTTGTTCTTTTGTTCTGTTGCATTTGCAAACGATGCATTAATATACTACAACTCAAACACAACCAGTAGTCAGTATAGTAATTTAAAAAGCGAATTAGAAGATGCAGGATTTACTGTCACAGGTAGTACCTCGTCATCAGTGAGTT